ATGGAAACGCCTTATGACCTCTACTCCCCCGCCGGAGTGGAAGATTTGATCAAGCGCCTGAAGGCCAGCGTCGGAAGCGCCGAGTCTTATGAAGAGTGTCGCGTGTACGCCGCGAATATTCACGCGGCAGTCATGGTGCTGGAAAAGCATCTAGCAGCCATCAAGAAAGGCCAGCCTTAGGCCTTCCACGCGAATGCCGAGGCAATGCGATGTCCAGCAGCAAGCCGCCGGCGCCTACGCTTGCCGAGCTGCGCCCCATGCTCCTGTGCGAGCGCAAGACCATCCCACCCGGGCCCGGCTGGCACTTCGAGATCAAATACGACGGCTACCGTCTGCTGGCCTCCACCGGCGACGCGCCGCGACTGAAGTCACGCAACGGGGCGAACGCCACCACCTGGTTCCCTGAGCTTGTCGACGCGCTGGCCACCCTCCCCGCCGGCTACATCCTGGACGGCGAGGTCTGCGTCCTGGACGACATCGGCAAGAGCGACTTCGAGCGGCTGCACGCACGCGCCAGGCGCAAGGCCTGGTACCGCGGCGCGGACGCCGTCGCCTACTGCGTCTTTGACCTACTGGTTGGCAAGGGGAAGGATCTGCGGGCACAGCCTATCGAGCGGCGCAAGGCTGCGCTCCAGAAGCTGCTGGCCAGCCCGCCGCCAGGCATGCTTTACGTGGCCGACGTCGACGATGGTGCGTGGCTGTACGGCCATGCACTGACGCTGGGCCTGGAGGGTGTCGTCGGAAAGCGCACAGGGTCGGTGTACCGCTCCGGGGAGCGGTCGCGCGACTGGATGAAGATCAAGCGACCCGGCGCGGTGCCGCCAGAGCGCTTCAGACGCTGAGACATAGGAGTAAAAGCCTGCTACGCTATTCCTCGCATCTCACAACCTGGAGGATATATGGCAGAAGACATTCCGCAGAACGCCGTGCCTGACGAAGAGATCCATCCGGAAGTTGATTGGCATTTGCAGGCCCTGGTTGGGCTCGCAAATAACGAGGGCATGGAAATGGGTGTCACGCTGATGCTGAGCGGTACCGTTGTGACGGGCACGCTCATCAGTGGGAAAACCTACTTCGAAGAATTTGGAGCGCTCTTTGCCGATGGCTTTTCGGATATGAACGAGGAGCAGAAGGCGACGATTCGCCAAGCAATGTCGGTGCCTGCTGATTTGTACACGCCTGACCGAGCAAGCGTTCCAATCAGCTTCATACACCTACGGAATGCGAAGGTCCGAACGCCGTCAGGATCGATGCCTGCCGATGGCACTCTTTGGCGGGGCCGCTTGACGGAAGTTTCTGGGTTCTTTTTGGGCAGTCTGTCGTAAGCAGACGATCTACGGGCTCTGTAGAGAACGGGGCACAACGCCGGCCGGGCGCTATGGCTTGCCGGCCCGGCTGCTGATCGTCTAGTCCGCATCGTCGTCGGCCATGGCATTGCCGCAGTTGGTCGACGGCAATCAGCACATTCATCTTCTTCCTTCCTGGTTATTCGTCGGCCGCAGCCAACTCACCAGCTAGCCGCCCGCGCAGCCCCTTCGGCGCGCCCTTAAGCATCCGATCAGCGCTCGTCGTGGCCATCTGCTTGACCCGGCTGACCAGCGACTTGTTGCTGATCAGGATTGGCGACTCTGGGTTCTTCTCGTTCCAGTCCTTGAGCCAAGCCGCTGCCCTATCCTGCATGCCCTTGTCCCCCTCCGCCAGCCCGCGCGACCATAGATCCAGGATGTCGGCCTGCGTCTTCTGCACCAAGGCAATGTCCTGGCGCGCGGGCATTCGGCGGCGCGTGTCTTGTGCGACCTTCGTCGGGGTGAAGCCGAGCCCTTTCACGACGGCATCGGCGAGGCCGACGTCCGTGACCTTTCGGCCCTTGTAGTCGACGGCCTTGTCGGTCATGGCCATTTCCAGGCCGGCGGCAGCGTTGCCGACAGCCTTAGGCATCACCGCCATGACGGCGCGGCCGGGCTGCTTGGCGGTCCAGGCATCGTACGAGTCCATGCCGGCGGATACCAGCGCGCCGGCGGGGCCGATCACGTCTGTGATCTCGCGGGTGCGGTCCTTCGACTCGGCAGGCTTCAGCAGGCCCGTGCCCGGGATCAGGTTGCCCAGACCCACGCGGCCGGCGAAGTCCAGCGGCATCATGGACGAGATGCCATAGAGTGCGAAGTCGCCGGCGGTCTGGCCCAGAACTTGGTGCGCCCACTTCCGCTTGTCGCGCAGCAGGTTGGTGTCGTAGCCCAGCGCCTGGCCGATGGTGTCGACCAGGTCGGCGATGTCCTGCGCGAACGGCAGGCCCTCTTCGCCGGAGGCAAGGAACAGAACGGCCATCATCATCAGCACGGCCTTCTTGCCCTGCGGGCCGGCGCGCCACATACGGCGCGTCAATTCCAGGTACATGATGCTGTACTGCTTGAAGGTCATGAGCAGGCGGCCGGGCGTGCTACGCGCCCAGTTCGGGCGGTTGACCTTGTTGAAAATGCCCTGCGTCTCGTTGACGGCGCGCGCGGCGAACTCATACGGGTCCGCCTGATTGGTAGCCTTGGCCAGCTCCCACGCCGACACAAAGGTCAGCTTCCGGTTAAAGGACTCGGCCGCGGCGAACATCATGCCCCACAGGGTCATGAAGCCTTCCATCCGGGCGCGCATGGTCTCGGTGCTCTCGCCCAGCTTGGCGCCAACCTTCGGGATGCTGGCGAGCCGGCGCGCAAGCGCGGCGGACACGCCTTGGGCGCCCTGTGAGTACAGGTGGAAGATTTCCTGCGCCTCGACAATGCCCTCCTGGTTGGCGCGGGTTAGGGCGGCACGCAGCGCCGGGTCGGATATCTGCTTCTTCCCGAGGGCAAAGGGCAGCGCCTTCGCCATAGCAGCGGCCGTGCGGCCAGCGCCCCACTGCGACAGGTATGGGCCCGTCATCATGAACGGCTGCGACAGGTTGACCGCGGCGGACGCCACCGAGCCGCCGAGGAAGTAGGCGAACATCAGCGTGCTCGCGCCAGCGCCGCCATCGTTGGCGTCCATCAGGTAATTGCGCAGCGTGATCGCCTCGTCCTTGACGTCGCCCTTGGACTTCGGCACCGCGCGAATGGCGTTGTTCAGGTCGCGCAGGTAGTAGCGCTGGGCGGCGAAGCGGCCGTTGGAGGTGATGAAATTCGACAGCACGCGCGGCAAGTCGGTGCTGTAGCCCTCGATGGCCCGGCGACCGAGCCGGCGCTTCAGCGCGGAGCGCTCGGACAGCGCCTGCTGGTAGAACTTCTGGGTCGCCTCGTCCTTCCCGATCACGTCACCGAACAGCGCGACGGTCTCCGGCGAGATGCCGGTGAAGAGCTCATGACCCTTCTGGTCCTTCTTGCCGCGCGTCACGCGCACGTCCCCGCGGTCGGCGTAGCGGGCACGCAGCTTGTCCGCCGCGCGGATCGCCTCCGCCTCGGTTTCGAAGATGCCGAAATACAGGGTCTTGGGCTGGTCGTCCTCGTCGCGCAGCACTTCCCCGTTGGGCCCGACCTCGTTGGCGTAGACCGTGTATTTGCCGAAGCGCATCAGTGGCGCATAACCGGCCTTCTTCAGGTCGGCGGCGCGATCGAAGATGTCTTCGACCTTCTGCCGGGTCTCGGCGTAGGGCTTCAGAGCGGTCTCCAGCGCCTCGGCCCGCTCTGCATCGGTCTTCGCGCGCGCGCCACGCTTCGTGACCCGCTCCAACATGCTGGACTGCTGGTCGAGCGCTAACAGCAGCGCCGCGCGCGCGCCGGCCGGGTCGTGCATCACGATGCGCCGCAGATCCTTCGGCACGTAGCCCTGGGCCATGGCATAGGCCTCAGCCGCCGCCACTTCATCAAGCGAGGCATCGATCGCCCGGCGCGCCTGCTGGTACAGGCTGATGCCGCGGGCGGACAGGCGGAAGCGCTCCTTCAGTTCTTCGGGCGTCCACACCTTGCCCTGGGCGACCGTCTCGCCCGCCGTGGTGCCAGCGAAAATCGCCTGCGTCGCGCCGACCATCTCCTTGTCGCGCCGGCGGCCCCGCACGAACTGGCGCAGCGCGGTACCAAAGGCGTCCACCTTGGGCAGGAGAGCCGGCGCCAGCTCTGCGGGCCGCACAGACGCCATGGAAACCTCGTTCTGCATCGCCAGCGCGTAGCCAAACACCTTGCCAAAGTGCTCATCCTTCAGTGCCTTGTTGTACTGAGTGCCGACGGTCTTGTCCCACGCGCTGATGGTGTCGACCGACTCTTCCTTGCCGTCGCGCGCCAGCAGGCGGAACAGGTTCATCTGGCCGGCGTCGCGCGAGCGCGCGAAGCTGATGCCGGGAGCCTCAGCCTGGTCGCCTGGCCGGGCGAAGGCTGGCGCCGCAGTGGGGAATGCGACATGCGTGTCGCCCTTGACCGTCGTGCCAAAGACCGCGGCGCGGGCATCGGCCAGCATCTTGAACGTCTCAGCCTGGCTCGCGCCTTCGATCCAGTCGGCCACGGCGTGCAGACCGATCCTGCGCAGGGCATCCTGCAGGGCGACCAGCAGCTTGCGAACGGGCCCCGCCACCGGCACGGTGCCGGCCAGGTCGGCCAGCGCTTCCTCAACGGCCAGCAGTTCGGCGTTGCGCTTTGCTTCGGCGTTGGACTGGCCGGCGTCCCGGTTGGCCATGATCGTGTCTACGCCGTATTGCTCGAACCAGGCGTCAGCCGCGCGCGCGATCGCCGGATTGGCGCGGCGGATGCGGTCCATCATCGCGGCGTACTGCTCGCCCGGCAGGATGGCGCGCATGCCCTTGTGCCCATAGACCTCGTGGAACGCCACCGCCTGGGCACGCTCGACGCTCGGCAGGTTGTCGGCGATCAGATAGACCTTGTCCGACTTGGGCAGATAGAAGCCCTCGGCGCGGCCGTCCTCACCGGTTGAGCGAAGGTAGTCAGCAAGGTGCGGCGGCAGATCGTCCACGGACTGCACCACATCTACCCCGCCCTTCGGGCCATTCGCCCACTTCGCCTTGATCGGATCGATCATGGTACGGATCTCGCCTGCCGTGACGCGGCGGGAAGCCTCGCCGCGCGACATGGTGATGTCCGGATTGGCGGGGTCGTAGGCGCCCTGATTTTGCGTCGAAGACTTCACCTGTACCGGGTCGAAGACGACAAACAGGTCTGCTACAACGTGGCTATATACGTCGGTTGCGGCGTCCTTCGCGTTTCGGATGATCGCGCCGTCGTACCCATGCGCTTTCGCATAGAGCGCCACCTCATCGGTCGTCTTGAATCGACCTTCACCCTTGTTCCAATCCTTCTCGCCCCAATCGACTTCGAAAGGGTTCGTGATCTTGACATAGGCGTGGTAGATGCCGGGCCCTCTATCACCGACCACCGCCTCGTCGCGGCTGCCTGCGTATTGGGTTGCCATCAGGCGCTTGCTGGTGAAGAAAATACCCGCCTTGCCTTCATGAAACACACCGAAACCAGCGGATTCCGAACCGTGATAGACCTCCAGCGGCTTGCCGGCACCGTCCACCACCTTACTGTCGCCAAACCACCGCTTGAACCCTTCGGTATTGGTGGCGGGCGCGCGGGAGAACAGCGTCGGCTCAGCGGCGAACCGGGCCGGCTCGCCCGTCCCTTCGCCGGCAACCGGCGGCGAAGGATAGCGGCGCGGCGGCTTCGCCTTTGCGGCGGGCGAGGCCTGTCCGCGCGCGGCCCGCGCCTGCGCTTCCGTGCGCGGCTTGCCGACCTTCGGGTCGAGCGGCTTCGTGGTGTCGCCCTCCTTCAGCCAAGTCTTGAACTCGCCCAGCGACATCGCCGTGATGGCGCCGGCGCCCTTCCAGTCCTTTTCATAGTTGGCCAGGTAGCCGGCGCGCGCCGCGGTAAGTGAATTGAAGCCCATGAGCACCTTGTGCTCATCGAAGCGGCCGGTGTCCGGGTAGACCTGGTCCACCACGAACACCTTTGTGCTGTCCGGGTGCGGACCGACAAAAACGTCCACGTGATCGCCGTCGGCGCCCTCGGTGCGCTTGAAGTAGCCGTAGTGGTTGGCCATCTCCACCGACCAGGCGTTGCCGCCAGCGTCGGTGCCGCTGCGGGTCGAGCCGCGCGGGTTCTCGATCGAGATGTCCAGCCCGTGCAGGCTGACGTGCCCGAGCTTATAGTTGCCAACTTCCTTCTGGGCATCCGTCGGCTCGCTGCGGTCGTTCAGTGGCGAGGTGGCGGCTTCGTTCGCCGCCTCATCGAGCTTCTGTGCCGTCGTCTGCTGCGGCTGCTCTGCGATCTGCGCCGGCGCCTCTGCAGATGCCGCTGCCGCGCGCCGGGCGATCTCGGCGTCGACGCGGTCCCGCTCGGCGGACGCCATCTTGTTCCAGCCGCCATTGGCGCGGGCCTGCTCGCGGATGTAGGTTGCACGCTCGCGCAACTGGTCGTCCGTCATGTCGGCTGGCGCGGCCGGCACAGCGGGAGGCGCCGCCGGCGAACTGGTGCTCTCATCCGCCGTGGGGATCAGCGGCTTACGCAGCCCGGTCTCGTCCGAGGACAGTTCAATGTTGAAGACGTGGCCTTTGGCGGGCGTCTGGCCGTACCCGTCCGGATCGGCCAGCGCGTTGATCTTGTCGGTCGGATAGTCAACATACTGCACCTCGGCGCCTTGGCGCCCGTCCCGGGTGGCATAGCCCTCGGCGTACTGACGGCTGGTCGAGAACCAAGCCGCGCCGTCGTAGCGGCCAACATCGCCGCCGTGATAGAGGCGCGTCATACCCGGCGCGATCGGCGGCTCTCCGGCCGGCTGCTGGCTCAGTGCCGGCTGCCCGTCGGCGGCGCCGTCTGCACCAGGTACAGCGCCACCATCAACTGCCGGAGCCTCGGCGCGCGCGGCTCCCTCCCCGATCTCGCCAGCAGAAGCAGTGTCGGCACGTCCCGCGGCAGGATCACCTGCCACAGTTGCATCCGGCGCAGCGCCTCGTCCACCGACATCATCGGGTTGTTGGGCAGTTCCATCGGTCGCATCCTCGTCAAAGCCATAGAAGCGGGCGAGCGCAGCCACGTCGCCGCGGCTTTGCTCGAGCACGGACATCTCCTGTTGCTCTTCGGGTGTCAGATCCTGGCCGGCGATCTCGGCGTCAACTGGCACGCCATCCTCGCCCGACATCATGGCGGCCTCGCCATCGCGCTTGGACAGCAGGCGCTCATAGCGGGTCTGGGCAAAGTCCAGCACCTGCCGCGGGTCGTATGCGGGTTGCGCGCCGGGCGCGGTGGGCTGCGGCGCGGCAGACGCTGCGGCCACTGGCACTAGCGGTTCGGCGGCGGGTGCGGGCGCCTGCGGCGGCGCGGCGGCGACAGGCGGCTGGGCCGGCGCGGAACTCTCCGGCGGCAGCAGGTCGGCGACGTCCATGCCGGCGTCGGCGGCCATCTCGCGTACCACCTGCTCGGCGGCCACCTGGCTGGCATGCTTCGGGCGCACCGGCTGGCCGAAGGCCGCAGCCTTGTTCAGCGCGTTCTCGCGCGCTTGGTCCGCGGCGAGCACCTGGGTCTGCTGGCTTTGGCCGCCCTGCAGATGGCGCACGCCGGCCGATACGCCGGTCGTGCCTCCCATCATCAGCCCGCCCTGCATGACGGTCTGCGCCAGCGTGTCGCCGGCCTGCTTCAGGTACTCCGCCAGGCCCGCTTCCAGGTTGGTGCCGATGCCCGGCACCTTGTCGGTCAGGAACTGGCCCAGCGTGGTCAGTTGCTCGCCAGGGATTTCCTTCAGGATGCCCTTGGCCAGCACGGTCGCAATGTCCTGTGTCGCGGCGCCGCGGCCCGCCATCTTGAGCGCCTGCAGCGTCTGGCCGAGGCCGAAGCGCTCGCCGATCACTTCGAAGGCGCCGAAGATGCCCGCGCGCGTGGCTGCCTGCGCGCCGTCTAGCCCCTGTGACCGGCCCTGCCCGTACTCCTGGCCGAAGGTCTGGGTGAACATGGCGGCCAGCGGCACCGCCTGCGTGCCAGTGGCCACGCCTGCCAGCAGCGCCGGCAGTTGCTGGGCGATCGAGGACACGGCGCCCTCGAAGTTGCGCTGCAGCCCGTCGCCCTTCTCGCCGATCGCGGCAGTGCGGCGCTGCGACGCCTCAATGCCGCCGCGCGCGATGTCGGCGAATTCCTCGTTTCCGGTTGCATCGAAGAGCGCCTGCGCCAGGCCCAGCGAGCCGGCGCGGTATCCCTCGTAGCCCTTCACCGCGGCGCGGATTACGGGGTTCGAAAAGATCGGATCCTTGTTGAAGCGCTCCTGCGCATCGAAGTCGAAGTTGCTTGCCCCCATGGTGCCCAGCTCGGTGCCCGGCACGTCGCCGCGCGCGGCGCCGCCGCGGCCCCACTTCTCGGCTACCTGCCCGTCGACGCCCTGCTTGCGCAGCCGCGCGGCGCGGCCCTCGGCGGTGGTGTCGAGCAGCGCACCGGTTTCGGTGGACGCGCCCTTGATGCCGGCACGCTCACGCACCAGCTGCCCGACGACGCCGTCGGCCTTGGCCATCTGGTCGCGTTCTGCCGGCGTGGCGGCGTCATAGGCGCGCATCACCTGGGCACGGAATTCTGGAGTGACCGGCGCGCGCGAGGCATTCGGCGCGACCGGCGCCGGCGCGGTACCCATCACGCCGATCTTGCTCGGTGCGGGCGCCGTTCCGGCGGCGGCGATATCGGCCGCGCCGGTGCCCATGGGGTCGCCGCCAGCCTCGCCGCCCGTCGGTAGAAGCGCCTTCAGGCCGGCATTGATGGCGCCGGCGGCGCGGTCCAGCAGGCCCGGCTGCTCAGCCGCGGCCGGCGCCGGCCCCTCGATCTCTGCGGCGCGCCGCAGGAACGCATCGCGCTGGCCGTCGCGCTGGGCGGCGGGCAGATGCGGTGCGACATAGCGGTCGAAGTAAGCGTTGCGCGCCTGATCCTTCTGCGCGTCGTCCAGCCCGGCCCACGCCGGCTTGGCAATGAAGTCGCGGTACTTGGGCGCCTTGCTCAGGTCTGGCGCCGGCTCGGCGGCCTTGGCTGACGGCACGACGGCATTGCCCACACGGCCCAGCAGATCGCGAACGTAGGACGACACATACTTGCCGTTGCCGTCCTTGCGGTCCTCCTTGTAAGGGGTGTCGCCCTTGGCGTTGACGTTGCCCTCGCCGGAGAAGTAGCCCACAGCCAGGCGCGCCGGGTCGTTCCCGAATTGGTCGGCCATCCGCTTTAGGTAGCGGACGCCGACTCGAAAATTGTCCTCGGGGTTATCGATGCGCTCGCCCGGCTTTGCAAGGCGGTTGAAGGTATCCGGGATAACCTGCATGCCACCGATGGCGCCGTCGATGGACTTGCGGGCATTGGCGCCGCCGTCCGATTCCTGGCCGTAGATGCCGAGCACGGTTGGCCTGATCGCGCCGGCGCCCTCTTCGCTGACGATGCGATCGATGGTGGCGGCATCCAGCGGGGTGGTGCGGCCGCGCCGCTGGCCGCTTGGCGCGGCCGGCGCCTTCGGTTGCGCTCCAGTCGGTGTATTCGTAAGGGAAAGACTGCCGAAGTCCTGGAGCGCCATGGGGGATAAACTCGCTAATCGAAGAGGGATGCCACCTTTGGGTCGAGTGTATTGACGGGGTTGGAATTCGAGGCTGACGGCCGGCCGCCGCCACTGAGGCGGTCGAACATGTCGCCGAAGGTGCGCTCCTGCTTACGCAGGTCGTCTTCGCTCATGCCGGGCATGATGGCGCCCTTCATCATGTCGGAGATGAAGCCGGCTTTGCCCTTCTCGCGCGCGGTGCGCAGCTTGTTCCAGGCGTCCGTCGGATCCTTGGCCACGTTGTTGGCCACCATCCAGTCCATGGTGGCCACCTCCGCCGGCTTTTTGCCCTCCTTCTCTGCGGTCGCCTCCGGTGAGGTGAAGACCGGTGTGACGTTGCCGCGGCTGTCGGTGCGCACCAGGCTCTTGCCGACCGTCTTGAAGTCGTACTTGCGGCCGAGCGCCCGCAGGTTGTCCATGTCGGTTGCCGACAGCGCAACGGCCGGCTTGCCGCTGGTGTCGACCAGCGCGATGCGTTCCTGCCCGTCCTGCCCCTTGACGATGCGCACGTCTGAGATTTCGGGGCCGGTCAGGTCGCCGAAGAGGCCAGCCGAGCGGATGCCGTTGGCGTACTGAACGACCTGGCTCTTGGCCCCGCTGTCCAGCACATCGACCAGCTTGGCCAACGCCATGCGCTGCGCGTCAGCGTGCTGGATGGCGCCATCGGCCAGCTGCATGCGCAGCTTCTGCGGGAACTGCCCGAAGTCCTGGTCGGACTGCATGCCCTGCATCTCAGCCTGCTGCCGCGCAGTCTTCTGCTGACGCGGCAGCAATTCCTCCTGCAGGCCCAACTGCGAACTTGCGATCGCGGCGCGCTGCGGCACAAGGCCCAGTTCGGCAGTGCTCTGCGCAGCGCTCAGGCGGTTTCCGGCGTCGCGCGCGGCGGCGGCGTCAGCCAGGCCAGCCTGGTTGGCGTCCATCTGCGCGGCGCCGTACTCGCGCTGGCGATCCTGATAGTCTTCGGCCTTCCGCTGGCGCTCGCGCGCCTGAAAGCCACCGTAGGCAGCGAGCCCAAGCCCCAGTTTCGACATTGTTTTCCCTTTACAGGCCGAAGCCGTAGTTAGGCGTCCCGACGGTCGGAATGCCGCCGTTCAAATAGCCCCCGGTGGTAGGCGCCGTGCCGAAAGAAGTGTTCGGCGTGCCGATGCCGCCCGTATTGGCGACGCCGGCGAAGACGCTCCCCGACCCCAGTGCCGGCGAGTTGCTACCGTTCCAGGCCGACACCAGCCCCTTGGTGATATCGCTGCCGAGCGCGCCGAGGCCGGCCGCCTCATTGGCACCCCGCTGGTAGCCGGCATTCGCCTGGCTGGAAAAGGCGGTCGAGGCAGAAGCAAGGGTTGATGCCGCGGACGCGGGCAAGCCCTTTCCAAGGCTGAGCATGTCGGACTTGCGAGCCCACGCGGTGTCTTCGACCTTTTTGCGCGCGGTGTTCTGCGCCACCGCATCGGTGGCGGCCTGCGTGCGGTCCAGATCGGCCAGCCCGGCCGTGTAGGCAGCGGAGGACGGATCAAGCCCCGGCGTGCGCGTCAGGCGGTCACGGGCGTTGCCGAAGGCCTGAGAAACCGCGCCGGCGGCCTCGCCGGCGGCGCGCTCGTACTGCGCCGGGGTGTCGTAGTTTTGCGCCGCGCTGACCATCGCATCCTCGAGGGGCGCGTAGATGGTCTTGTACCGATTCCACTGATCCCGGGCGATCTCGGCCTGCATCCGCGAGGCATCGGTCGCAGCAGCGTTCGCAGCGCCGGCGCCGCCGTCATCGGCCAGCAGCGCCCCGCCGACAGTCGCCGTGGCAGCGCCAGCTACAGCGGCGCCGACGGCGATGTAGCAGTACCGGCTGGCGCCGGCGGCCTCTAGGTCAACGCGTTCCCGATGCAGACGGCCCATAGATCAGACTCCGATGACTTTCGTGTAAAGCGATTCCGCCTCGCGGTAGCCGAGCCGGGAGAGGATCGGACCCATGTCGAGGCTTTTCTTGGTGCCGGTGAAGAGCTTCTTCGCGCCGCGCGCCGCAAGGTGCTTCTCAGCCTGGCGGAACAGGTTGACGCCCACCATGCCGCGCCGGGCATCCGGGCGCACGTAGTAGACGTCGGTAATCGCTACCAGCGTCGTGCGGTACCGGATATGCGGCCGCACGATGGCGATGTGGTAGCCCACGATCGCGCCGGCGCGCCGAACGGTCAGCACCTGCAGCTCGCCAATTCCGTGCAGATGCAGGTAGGCGGCCTCATCCACGTCGAGCGGGATCAAGTCGCGGTCGGTGCCGACTTCTTCCCAGTGCTCGCGCCACAGCGGCCGGATGTCGGCGACGATGTCCGGCCAGGCCTCTACCTGATAGGTGATCATTTGCTCGTCTTGATATCGATGATCAGGTGCACGCGGTCCTCGGCGCTGTTGTTGAAGACCTGGTGCTCCTGCGTGTTGTCGAACCAATAGACCTCGCCGGTGCGCATGTGGACCTGCTCTTCGCCGGTCTGGAAGATGCAGCCCGGCGCACTCAGCAGCACGACGTGGAAGCGCTCGTAGTACGTGGCTGGCGCGCCCATGTCTTTATGGGGATAGATCCGCCCGCCCGGCCTCAGGCGCGTAATCATGCAGCGGCCCAGTCGCTCGCCCTCAAGCTTGGCCATCAGCCCGAAGATCAGCGGGCGGGCCTGCGGCAGCGCAGCGAGCGCGGGATAGTTCACGCACTCGGTGTCGTTGATCACGCGCTTCTCTCGCCCTTCCGGGATCTCATTGAAGCGCAGCAGGATGTCATCGACCTCGGCGTGCGCCGTGCCGGGATGCTTGGTTCGCAGGGTGTTCTCGTTCCACAGATGCGGCTGACGCGCGACTGCGACAAGCAGCGGCACCACGTCGACACCTTCGGCGATCTTGACGAAATTGCGCATGGGGGTGGGATTCAGGGTTGATGCCTGATCCTATGCCGCCCGGCTCAATTCGAGGCTTGCCCCTTGCGCACGGGATAGCGCTCCTTGACGGCCTGCACCTGCTCCAGCATGGCGTGTGTCTCCGGTGGCAGTGTCGCCGGGTCGAGCGCGGCCAGCGCCTTCCAGATGGCGTCGAGCTGGTCGCCGACGTTCGCATATGCAGCGCGCCGCAGTGGCGCGTGGTCGGGGCGGTGCGTGATCTTCATAGCGTGAGGGTGAAGTTTGCGTCCAGATACGGGAACGCCTCGACCGTGATGGCGTAGGTCTTCTGATACGGGAGATCCAGTTCGACGTGATCCTCGGTGCAGTCGTAGCGTGTGCCGTCGATGACCACCACTGCCGGCACCGGCACGTTGGTCAGGGTCTGGCCCGCCAGGGCGACAGGGGATGCGGGGCGTGGCGTGACCTCGCCGTCCTTGACGTAGTCGGTCAGGATGTTGCACGGCCCCTCGACTGCGACCTCACCGTCCGCAGCCTGCAGGGGCACGTCCGTGTCCACGCAAATCCCATGGCGGAGGATGCGCCCCTGGCTGTCATGCACGAAGAAGTTGACGATCACCGCTTAGTCTCCAAGAGAACGATTGAGCGCGAGTAGGTCGTGAAAGCCTGCTGCGTCGTACGACACACAAGGCTGTAGGTCTGCACGCCGGCGCCGGGTTGCTCTGACAGCGATGCGCAAATACCCGGCTCCGACCACTGCACGCCACCGAAGTTGCGGCTCCAGATAATCACGCCATTCCGTTCAAGCCACGTCTCGACAATGTCGTCACCGTAGATCCCGTAGCTCACGATAATGGTAATGGGCGCGCCAGTCGAAGTGAGGGAGACTTGCGCTTCTACGTGAGTTCCTGTGGTGCGCGTTACCGGGTTCGGCGAGTACACGCTGGCTGGGATCGTTACAGCTTGGCCGGCCAGCTTGAGGGTGTCGACCTCAGCAGTGCCGATCTTGGCATTGGTGATTGCGGCATTCTCGATCTGGGCAGTGCCGATCGCCGCATCCTGGATGTGAGCGCGGCGGATGGCGGCGAAATCGATGTGTGCCTCTTGGACCGAGGCCACCTGGATCATCGCCGCGTCCATGTAGACGCCCGCCGGCACGGGGTAGCCGTTGACCGTTGTCGGTGTGGTCAGAACGATAAACGGCACGCGCGGCGTGATGCCGGGCCCGGAGGGCGAGGCGATCGAGAACCGATCCGCCCTGACCATGAACTCGGAATACGGGGTCGCGTTGTTGGCCGTGCTGATCAGGCCGAAGCCAGTGACGTAGCCGTTCGCGTCAATTTTGACGCTGAACCGCCCCATGATCTGGCCGTCAGCGTTGGCGCGCACCTCGGCCTCTTCCTGCAGCGCGACGGACTGGTCGCCGACCGTAGCTTCCAGGGTGGTGATCAACTGCGCCAGCGCGGCGACGGCATTGGCGCGCGTGATCCGCTCTTCGTCCAGTTGGGCGATCACACCGGTGCCCGGCGCATCGACGCGGTCGACCCGTTCCCCGAGGGACTTGAACAGCGCGGATTCCATCACCTGCGCCTGTAGGTCATTGATTACCCGAGCGATGTCGGACGGTCGGATGATCTGCGGCGTCGCGCCCTGCGTTTGCTGGGCGCCCGGCACGTTGACGACCAGGCCGCCGCGGCGGAGGTTGCCGAGCTCCTCGCGCGTTACAAAGGCCGAGCCGGAATCCCCTGTCTGGCCATTGCGCACGTTCAGGATGTCCGCGATCGCCCGCAGCACCGTGTAGACGTTGCGGTCCTGGACCGCATCGAGCGCAGTGATCGGGATCGATGGAACCTTCGGGGCCGCCACGTCAGACCTCCTTCAGCGATATCGCCAGCTCGCCGATGCGCAGTTCCTGGAAGATGCCGCTGCCCGCCAGGCGGATGCGGTACCGCTGCGACTTGTACCCCGGCGGCAGGCGGAACCCCGCCGGGCCGGTCAGCGCCTTGGTATGACGCAGCGTCCATTGCCCGGTCTTGTCGTCGTAGGCGCGAAACTCCAGGGTCCAGGAGCCGCTGCATTTGGCCTTGGCATAGCCAAAATTGAGCGGCGCAGGAATGACCATCTCGCGCGACTCCCAGACCGCCGGCAGCGCAGCGCCCGCATTGAACTGATACAGCGCCGAGCCGAGGCCGTAGTAGACGCCGTCGGAAAAGTCCGACGCGAAGGTGCATGTCGCCTGGAACCCCGGCAGATCCGACATGTTTCCAGCCGCCTCGTCCAGCAGGACCATGAAGGCAGGGAAGGAATTGTCCGAGGCGTAGACCACGAGCCGCCCGTCCCAGACCGAGAACCGCATCGCCGCCAAGTGCGCACCGTAGCGCGCGCGCCAGACGTCGCGGGTAAAGAACCGCTGCGACAGGGACAGCGACGCCTGCCCGCCGGCCACGACGACGATGCCATCCGGGCTGGCAAAGGCCGCGAACCCATCCACGATGGCGATCGCGTGCTTGGAGACACCGGCCTGTGCCACCTTGAAATCGCTTTCGGTCATGCCGCCCGGGGTCACGCCGGACAACAGAATCGGCTCGGTCGTCGTGGTCACAAGCACGCCGGTGCCATACGGCACGCCGCCGATCACGTTGTGCTGGAACGTCTTGACGTACTCGGGTGGCCAGGCCCATGGCTTGTAGGCCTCGGAGAAATGCACCTCGTTACCCTTCCAGGCGCAAAGGATCCCGTTCTTCAGGCACATAAGGCCAACCAAGGCCGGATCAGGCGGGTAGTACTCATCCGACGAAAGCGGCTCATTGAGGGCAGCGACCGCCACGTCGTCGTGGAACACGAACGTCGTGCCCGGCTGGCCGAGCACCAGGAAGGAGCCAGCATAGAAATAGTCGGCCACGTCGCTGCCGTACATCGTCCGATAGACGCGGATTTCCTTGATCGGCGCGTAGCTGCCGGCGGCGTCGCGCGTCAGCGTCACGTCGACCGCCAGCCCGTTGACCAGGTTGAGCGAGCCCGCCGGCGAGGGCGGACCCTCTTCCCCGTAGGTGTTGACGTAGGTGTAGACGTAGGCCCGGGTCTCGGTGGCCGCCGCCGCGGCTGTCGAACTCAGCACTACCGTATAGCTGGCTGCGCCGTCGTTGCGGGTCAGGCCGACGTCCCACGCTCCCTTTTCGGTGAAGCTCGAGTTGTTCGAATAGATGTCGAACTCGGCCGCGCCGGTGCTGCTGTTGGTGGCGGTCAGTCGAATGACCGGAAAGGCCTGGTCCGGCGTCAGGTTGCCGGCGGCCTGCGTGTTGTCGTTCAGGAACGAATACCGGGTCAGCGAATACAGGGTCGCCACACGGTGGCCGCGGCCCGCGTCGTCCGCCACCCCCTGAACGCCGTTTATGAGGCTGTTGTCCGAAACCTTGCGCAGAACCTCCGGGCTAGTGACGATGACGCGCGTCGGCTCTGGAAAGTCGAACCACTGCTCGGTGTAGGTATAGCCACTGTCGGGGTTGCCATCCGCCACCAAGATGCTGTACCTGAGCGCAATGAACGATTCGTCGCCCGGCCCAAAGGCCGCGCCGGTGTTCTTCGTCGGCGGCGTGAAGGTCCACTTCTGCTTGGGGGTCACCTCGGTGAGCGCAATCGCCTGCTCCTGGTATTTGACCCCGCCATACTCGTAGTGGAAGGTGGCCGCGATGGTAAGCGCTGACAGGCTGGACGGCAGGCCAGTCACGGAGAACGTCGGCGCCGCGGTCGGCTTGGGCACGCCGACCCGATAGCTCGAACCCGGCGGGCCGCCGTCCGGCCGCGTACCGAGGCTGTTGGTGACCAGGAAGTCGGTCGGCGTCGTGTAGTAGACCCGCGAGAACTGATCGTTCGCCATGGGCGCGCGCACGGCGTCGACGTCGATATCCCATGTGTAGAAGGTCAGGCCGTCTTGCGTGTAGAGGCTCTTCACCGCATTGGACACCGCGGTGAGCAGCGCCCCGCCCTTCATGCCGCGCAGCTCGCCATAGCCAAAGTCACAGTTCTCCGCCACGGTCGCGGCGGTCTGGGGCAGCAGCGCGGCCGGCACGCGCGGGAGGATCCCGCTGAACTGGGCAATGGAGAGCGTCGACATAAGGGTCAGTGGTAGGACGTGGTGCGCAGCGGGCCGCGCGACAGGCTCTTCTGAGATTCCACCTTGGCGCTGGCCATGGCGGATTGGAACTGGGCGCGGTACAGCAAGGCCTGCTGCAGGTTCGTCCACGGCTTGCCGGGCATGGCCATCAGCCGCGCCTTCGCGCCGGCGGCGAGCCCGTCGAAGTAGCGCGACCAGATCCACGTCGGGAAGCCGGTCGAGCCGCGCGTCGGCTGCAGCGCCACGGTCACCACCAGGCCGCCCATGATCTTGGTGTCCGGCACCGGCGCCAGGATGATCTGGGCCGGGTCGTCGGTCAGGAAGTACATCGGCCGGCCGGTCTCGGTCTGCCAGCGCGGCATGGCCGCCGTCAGATCCTTCTCGTTCGTGGCCGTCAGTGGCACGCCGTCGACCTTTGCCACCAGCACCTGCGCCACCTCCGCGCCCGGCGGCGGGTCGAGCTCGCACGCGCTCAGCCCGGCGAGGATCGGCAGCGGGTCCATGAAGTAGCGCCAGGCCCAAGAGCCTTGGCAGAACTCGATGATGGCGTTGCGGATGGCGTTGGTGGCCAGCGCCTCGCCGACACCTGGCAGTTCCGGCAAGACCTCGTTGAACAGGTCGGTGTACTTGGTCGTGCTCATTTGTTCACCATGCCACGGAATGCCTCATCCACCCGGGCGCGCCACTCGCTCTTCGGGAAGCTGTGGGCGTAGAGGAAGGCGATCAGTTCGCCCGAGCCGAAACCACCGCGGCAGCCTCCCGTAACCATTGCTTCCTGCTCGCCGTACAGGTGGCAGTACACCTCATAGGCGCGCATCGTGACGACCTTGGGCGCTTTGATGACAGGGTGCGTCGCTTGTACGGGATGGGTTTCGATAGTTGTCATGTGCTGGTCACCGCCCTTTCGAACAGCTTGTAGGTCTGCGTCGCCCGGTTCGTGTTGACGTTCTCGTCGTCAGTCATTTCCGACCGGAAAACCAGGTAATGCTTGATCGCCACCTCATGCGCGGCCGACAGCGGGAAGGTGTCGGTGAGCAGCAGCGCCGCGACCGGCGTGCCGTAGCTCCCAAAGCGCAGGTCTGGCCGCAGGGTATAGATCTCGGCCATGCCATCGTTCAGGTAGTCGAGCAGCATGGCGTCCGTGTACCGGACCTTGTCCGCGTCGTTCAGCGGCACGCGGCCGCGGTCGATGACTTGCTGAACGGTGGCCATGGCTTAGGCGACCTCGTCTTCCGTCATCGGCTCGGCGCCCTTGATCGCTTCCTCGATGGCGTCGATCATGGCCTTCTTGGACAGGTTCGGCGCAAGCTCGAGCTTCAGCTCGGTCAGCGCGTAGGCAGCCAACTCCGGCTTGCTCATCTTCTCGATGGGCTTCTTCAGCACCGCGGCCGGCACCTCCGACGTCTCGCCGCTGGGGTGCGTTACTTGCACGGTGACCTCGCCGTCCACCAGTTCGGCGTCCTCGGGATTGGCCAGCGCCCATTGGTCGGGATGCTTCAGTAGCCGGCGCGCCTGGTTGACCGTCACTTCCTGGACGTCGCCCGGACCATTCCAGGCCTTGCCCGAGCCCGCGACGTTGTCCAACGTCCACGGCTTCTTGCCGACATACTCCAGCGCAATCAACACGATCGCCGTCATGAAAACTCCTTGGGTGAATGGAAAACGGGGCGACACCTCGCCGCCCCGTGAACGCTATGCAGCCGCCTGAGCAGCCACGCCGCAGGGCTTAGACGCCGCGCGGCTCGTACAGCGCGACGACGTCCAGTGCGCCAGTTGCCACGCCGCCGCCGACAGTGGCGGTGATGTAGGCGTCCTTGGTCAGGGTGACCGGCTTGACAGCCGATCGAACCGAGCCTGCAGCGGCCGTCGCCTGAGCGTTGATGAACGCGGTAGCGTCCGCGCCCGAGCCGTCGGCGTATTCATAGCCGACCGAAATGGTCGTGCCGGCGCCGAGGGCGGCATAGATCGCCTTGACGTCATCGACCTTGGTGCCGGCCGAGACCAGGACCAGTCGCACCTTGTCGGCGATCGCCGCGGCGGCCAGGACGACCGCACCATGGGCGGCAGCCAGCGGCGCAGCGCCCGAGTACTGCACGTTCTGCAGGGTGGGAGCGTTAATAGTTGCCATGTGGATTCTCCGGTTGGGGCGAGCGCCAGGCCCGCCCCGATGTCATTACGAGGCCAGCAGGGTGCGGCCGGCAGCCGAGTCGATCGCCGGGGCGTACGAGTCGACCACCGCCACGCCGTGGTCGGTATCGACACCGTTCACCTTGAAGCGGATCTTCGCGGTGCCGCTCATCGCGGCAGTCACGATCTCGATCGAGTTGCCGTGGTCGACCTCTTCCTCGGACCAGTCGTAGAAGTAGTCCGACTGGTTGTGCTTGCCGTAGGCCTTGGCCAGGGCTTGCGCGCCGACGATGATCGAGCGGTCCACGTCCACCGCAGTCTGCACGGTCGATTCCGTGTAGGTCTTGCCGTCAGAGCCGCCGGTGTCCACGATGACGTCCTTGCCGGAGTCGAAGCGGATCGCATAGCGGTTCATGCGCTTGATCAGCAGGCCATCCCACATGATCGTCTCGTACGAGTCGAACAGCGGGTGCTGGATGCCGGCCTTCTTGCGCTCGAAGGCATTCTGGATGGCGGTGCGCCACTGGGTCTGGCTGGTGCGCGACTTCAGGTACAGCCACACGCGCTCGGACACGAACATGATCCACAGCGGATCGTTCCAGGCGCGGTCGTCGCCCTTCACCTTGACCGACTGCAGGCGGATCGCCGATTCGCGCAGCTGCGCGGTCAGGCGCTCGATGTCCTGGAAGGTCAGCGGGTCATTGGTGCCAAGCTGGTCGACCGACAGGGCATCACCGGCGAAGTAGTGGCGGTTCTTCGTCGGGGCCTTGACCGCGTTCACCATGATCTCGGCGAACTCGCTGTCGGTCTGCAGCGGCACGACCCAGTCGCTGGTTTCCTGGTAGCCGCGTGCGCCGGCCAGGTGCACCAGGGTGGTCTGGTCTTCCACGCGGGCATTCCAGTTCTGCAGGCTGGCCATGGCGATGCCGCGCAGGTTATGCACGGTTCGCTTCTGGGTCATCTTGCCGCCCGAGTCGGCGCCGCCGCGCAGCTGGTCGATGCGCACGTCCATGCTGGACGAGGTCAGGCCCATCATGCGGCCCTCGACGCGCTTGTCGCCCATCGTCGGCTTGCCGTTGAGCTGGTTGAACAGGTCGATCGATACCGAATCGCCGGCGCCCTTGCTCAGGTCGCCGCACTTGACGACCGGGTAGTCGGGGCTGGTCTGGCCCTTGGCCTTGGCCGCGAAGCCGCCTTCCTTGGGCATTTCGCCCGACAGGAGGTTCATGAAGCCAGGTTCGTGCTGGGTCTTGCTGAACAGACCCACCGAGTACGCCTTGCGTGCCAGGGGGCTGCCATACGGGATGGTAGTCGTCATCTCAAGCCTCTAATCAAAGATTGGACAGGAAGGCATCCACCTGATCCGGCGACATCCGGGCGAATTTGTCGGCGAGCTGGGCTTGCGACATAGCTTCCAGCGCCTGCGTTTCGTCCTGGGCCGGGGGCGAGCCGGCCGGAAAATCTGAGAGAGAGCTGGGCACGGCGGGCTTTGCTGCCTTGGCGGCCGCGGCCAGCGCTTCCTTCCTCAGGTCTTCCGGCGATTTCTGTGCAGTGGGAGGCTTCGCGCCTGGGATTTCGATTGCGCCGTGCGTCGTCTCGATGAGGGTCACCACGTGGGCGAAGCGTTCGGCCAGAGGCTTGCCGGCCCAGTCCGCGTCCTCGCGCAGCACAGCGTCGAAACGCTGGGCGGCAGCAAAGAGCTTCGGGTCCGTGGCCTGGATATGCGCCAGCTTGGGCGTCGCGTCGATCGCGTCACGGACGGCAATCGCCCGCTCTTCGGCCTCGCTTCGCACGCGCTGTTCGCGCTCCTGCTCTACCGGCTGTAGCTTCGTTTGCAAGGCAGCGATGGTCGCTTGTTGCGCCCTCAGTGCCTTGTACATGGTGGGGAAATCCTCGCGGATCGCCTCCAATTCCTCTTCGGACAGCGCCTCGGCTTCGGGAGCTGCGCCGGTGGTGCGGGCGGATTCACCAGGTGTCGCCCCTTGATTCCCGGCTGCGAGCTGCGCCTTGAGGTCTGCGATCTGTGCCTCGGCATCCTTGGCCAATTGCTCGGCCCGTGCCGCGCGCTCACGCTCGCCCTTCAGCACCGAATACGGGATGACATTCTTGCCGTCGCGGGCAAGCACGCCTTCCGCGTCGCTCTCGTCGCCCTGCGTCGTTTCGCCTGCCGCAGCGCCTTGCTTCTGGGCGCTGGCCGCCTGGGCTGCTGCTGCCGCTGCTTCTGCGGCCGCTGCTGCGTCGGCTGCTTCCTGGGCTGCCTTTGCCTCTGCTACCGCCTTCTCGGCTTCGCTCGGTCCGCCGGATGGCTGTCCGATCGATTGTCCGCTCTGGTCAGCCTCGAAGGCCTTTAGGGCTTGCTCAGGGTCGTTCAGGTCGAATTCCATTTCCACTTCACTCCACGTATCGCGTTGGCTGCGGGGTTGTTTCCCTGGGCCGGTCTGCCTATCCGGGCAGCGCGGGAACCGGCTTGGGGGTTGTGAAGATGCTAGAGGTGGGGGAGCAATTCGAGTCGTGTGCGATAGACGCAAAAAAGCCCGCGCAGTGGCGGGCTTAGCCTTTCCTTCTTGTGAGTTGCAGCGCTACTTCTTTTGGCTGGCCAGATACTGCCGTTTCGCGTCGTCCGCGGCGGCGGCGATTACTTCCTTCTCGCGCCCCTCGATGCTTACCCACAGCGCTTTGGCAGCCGCTGCTGCTTCCGCAATGCCAACATCGCCTGTCAATTGACCCAGCGATTCCGCCAGATGCAGGGCGCGCTTCTGACCGTAATCCGGGAAGACCGGCATGTCCGGGCTGTACGAGAAATAGCGCCCCTCATGGATCTGCGCGGGCAGCCACTTACGCATCGTCGCCACCGCCTTCTTGATGGCGCGGTCATAATCGGGCAGGCCCGTCATCTCGCGGATGCGCATCAGCGGCAGCAGGGCATGGATGTGCCCGTTGTAGATGCGCGCCTGCTTCCAGGTGGTCGTGGAATTGATCTCGGCCCACGCAGAGCCGTCGCCATCGGTGCGGAAGACGTACTCATGCAGCCAAAAGTCGCCGTCGCCGTCATCACTGCACAGCGGGATAGTCGCCCGCGTGTCGACGCTAGTCATCATCAGACGGTCTGCCAGCAACAGATACTTACCTGCCCCAGTCGCCTCATAGAGGTGCAGCAGGCCGGAAGCCGTCACGTTGTTCATGAAGGCGCCGTAGAACGGCGGCTTCATCTTGTGCCACAGGTAGCTGTAGTCGAATCGATTGACCACGTACCGTTCGTGCCCAATAGATTCGATGTGAGGCTGCGCCACCGCCATAATGACCTCTGCCATCTTGGTCATCAGCTCGCTCTTGCCGTTGGCCCTGGCGTGGCCCAGTACGGCGGCGCAATTCTTGGCGAAAGCCCACGGGCTGAACTTCTGGCCGTGCTTCTTGATGTAGTTTTCGTCCCATCCGTATCGGACGCTTTCCGGCCCGTCGATCACCCATTGCCTCGGGCTTGGAGGGACGACCATCGAGGCCCTGTCGATATCCTCAATCTTCATTGTGAAACCAGTCCCTTCACGAAATCGAAAACGGGAAGCCGCGCAACCAAGCTATTCACGTCCGACAAGGAAATTCTGGGGGGCGCCGCTAGTGCGAGCACCGTTTCGAGGATTCGATTCAGCTCTTCCGCTTGTTGGGTCGTCACATCTTTCGGGGCCAGCACCGAAACGATGCTTGCCCCGGCCGGCGCATCTCGATGCAGCTCACTGTCGACGCGAATTGCCAGAGGAAGCCCTTGCTGGATGTTTACGAAGAACGTGTGAACACCACTGCTACCCCTCACGCGATGGATGCCCGCCCCAAGGGACGGGGCTGTCTCAAATCGCTCCAGGTCGCATTCTCGGTAAGTGACCGGATAATCCGCCTTCTGACCCATTTATACCCCCGTATTGAATCCTTGGATTATACCGGCTCGCCTAAGTGAACGGCCGGCGTCGCGCCGGGGTTGCGCCGATCATCATGCGCTCGGCTACAGCGCGGCAATGATGAAGGCTAGGAGTTCGTCGTAGCGGACCCCGTAGCGATTGCCTGCAGCTACCACCAAGCGCTTCTCTCCAGTGTCGTACAGTTCCATGGCAGGCTGGCCATCCGCTTCGATCTCCGGGTTCCCCTCGGCATCCACCCGGTGGCGCTCGGCATAGATCGGCTCGTACTCGTCAGCCCATTCGTCGTAGCAGAGCACGGCGTACTGGAATCCATCCAGTCCTTCGGCCTCAAATGCAGCTTGAACATCCTGCGCCAGGATGCCAGCATGCCAACGCGCCGCATCGCCCTTCTGCGCAACGGCATCGTTGAACTTGAAGATTCGCATCAGTGGCTTGAGGCGCAACGCCACCGCTCGCTCGGACTCAGAAAGGTCGCGGACTTGCTGCTTCTCCCGCGCATCGGAGGTATTAATGGTGCTCGTGCCCGCATACACCGTACTCCAGCGAAGTGATGCCGTCCCGTTGGTTTTGGTGTTGTCGGTGAACGGAGCAAAGTCGGAACTGCGCATACGGAATGCGTTCGAAGCACTGAAGGCAAATAGAAGCGCACCGCCGTTCTGTTTAATCTCGCCCCGCTGTGCGTGTACCTCGTCCCCAAACCAGATGCCTGTATTCGCCGTACTTGCTGCAGCTAATCCAAGGTATGTGCTACCGTTTGACTCCCATAGCGACGTGCAAGAAGCGTAACCAGCAAGGCTAAATCCGGCTGAAGTTCCATTGTTCGAATACTGGTACTTTACATTTGGCACCACCCAATCGGTATAGCCATATGCGCTCCTGCCGTTCACTCCGGATGCGGGGTGAAACTGTGCCTCGAAACGGTATGGCTGGTCGTCCGCCATGTTTGGCGACGTACGATGACGCTCCCTGCGGGCGCCCCCAGTGATCGTGTAATTCTTGGGGGATATCGTGGAATTCCCATCACATTGCCATGCAGTCGCGCAGTTTGTGAACGTACAGTCGGTCGACGCAGAATGCGACTGGAAAACATGGCTAATCCCCACGCCGCAGTCTATGAAGTCGCAGAAGTCGACGTGCCCGTATGAAGCGCCTTGCGCGATGAAACCAGCTCCAGTGCAATTCTTGAATTGCGGGCGGCCTGTCGCACTGCCGACACTGTGGATGGTGCCGCCGTAGCTTCTGACGCCATAGGTGCTGCCGTCAAACACTCCGCCCACGACAACACAGTCACCGGCCTCATTGAAGTTCACGCCGGCCCATTGAGTATTCAGGGTGTGTACGTTCTCCAGCCGGCCCTGCGCTTTGCGGTCGAAGATCGCCCCGGATGCCACGCTTGTTGCCAGTGCATTGATGAGTCTGACATCCCGCAGCAAAGCCTTCGTGCCATCCACAAACCGAAGTGCCTGCTCCCGGCCGGAAATGCCCCCCGCATCGACAATTGCCACCGGGACCCCGCCGGCAACATCCGGGCCCTTGAAAATGATGTAATCATTGGTGACCAGCCCACTAAACCATTCTGCCGGGGCAGCGTGGGTTTCCGCAGACAAGACGATTTGCCACTTCCCCCCCAAAACCGGGCCGGCGAGTTTCATGGCCAGTGCTACGGCATTCAGCGTTGAACTGGTCGACGCAGACAGGCCATCTCCGGTACCAGCGGCCGACACATATAGCGTATTCAGATTCGAACCGCTGTTGGATGGCCGATAAATGTCCGCACCCCGCTTAATGACGCCCTTGCCGATATGCGTTACATCGTGGAAATTCGGGATGCTCTCTGTGGAGACGTATGTTCCCCGCGGCCATTCCAAGATGGCGCCCACCGAATAAGCGTAGGCCACCGCAGCTGCAATACCGGCCTGGTTGCTGGTCGTGCCATCGACTGGCGTCGTGATGAATTGCCTCACACTGACTCGGTCGCGCAGTTCATCCTGAACTGTCCGCGCCGCCGCGCCGGCACCGTTCTGCGTGAAGCCCTGGTAAGCCTGCAGCACCCACTGGGCAATCTTCGTCAGCGTGGTCTTGAGCAAGCCCGTGCCGCGCGAGGTAGGCATCGCCTCGTCACCCGTCAGCGCGCCGGCGTCCGGCTGCGAGGCGCCTCCCAGTAGGGTCTCGATGTCTTGCTTAGCGTCGAGCGCCTGGACCGCCGAGGCTGCCGCGTCAGCCTTGCTTTGCGCTGCCTCGAACTTGCTTTGGTTGGCGGCATCACGCGCCGACTCGGCGGCGGCCCTGGCTGTGCCTGCCGCCGTTGCGGAGACTTCAGCGCCTTCTGCCTGCTCCAGCGCGATCCGCTCGAGATACTTCAGATTCGCCTCCTGCTCTGGGAAGGTAGGCGTTCGCTGCAGGTCGACGCGAAGTAGGAGATGATCAGTTTCCATTGAAGCTGTCCGGAATGTAGTTACAGGCTGCCGAAGGTGGATTGGACCCAGGCGCTGCCGTCATAGACGGCCTCCGCAAACTGGCCCGCGGTGAGGGTCTTGAGGGCGCCAAGGCCCACGGTGAAGGCGCCAGTTGCTGCGGCGGCGCGGACCACCCGCACCGTGTCGCCGGCCGCCGGATCGGTGGTGTTTAGCGTGACAGCGCGGTTGGCGGTGATCGGCACGGCGTAGATGACGACCGTATTCACCACGCGGCCAGTGGTCACGGCGGCGTCGCCTGGCTTCGTGACGGTTGGGGTCAGGGAACTGGCTGCAGCCTGCGCCTGATCGCGCGCCGTTTCGGCTGCCGTCTTGGCGTTTGAGGCGTTCGTCGCACTCGTTCCGGCTGCGGTGGCGCTGTTGCCGGCGTTGGTGGCGGAAGTCGCCGCGGCCGTGGCTGAACCTGCGGCGTTGGTTTCGGACGTTGCCGCATTGGTCGCGCTGGTTGCGGCGTCGTTTTTGCTGGCGAGGGCATTCGTTTCGGAGGTAGCCGCGTTTGTTGCGCTGGTTGCTGCTGCAGTCGCGGAGGTTGATGCGTTGCCCGCGTGCGTGCCCGCCGTAGTCGCGGAGCCTGCGGCTGCGGTTGCGGAATTGGAAGCCGCCGTCGCCGAACCAGCTGCAGCCGTTGCGGAGTTGGCTGAAGCGGTGGCAGACCCAGCCGCAGCTGTCGCGGAGGTGGAGGCGGACGTGGCCGAAGTTGCCGCAGCCATGGCGGATCCGTCGGCGTTGAACTCCGCCGTGCCGGCGCCTAGCCGCGAAGCCTCCGCTGCGTTGGCGCTCGTCTGGGCCGACTGTGAAGAAAGCAGCGCTGCGGCCGCGTGGCCGGCAGCATCGTCTACGGCGCCCGTGGCAGCCGTGGCGCTGGCAGCCGCTGCGGCCTGCGCTGTTTCCGCACCAGTCCGCGCCGTGTTTGCCGCCTCTACCAGGTCTTCGGCCAGACCTTGCGCCTGCTCGAAGTACTCCTGGAAGTCCGCCTTCCCAGGAATCTCAGGCAGTTGCGCAATCTGGTCGAGCTGAGCCGTCTCGGCGTCCGGCACGATGGCGATCGTGCTGTACCCCTTCGAATCGGGTGGCTGAACCTTGATCTTGTAGCTGGACGACTGCGAGCCCAGCGCGTTCGGCCACAGATTCAGGACGGCCTCACCATATTGATCCGTGACGGCCTCTACGCGGTTTGGCACCACAAAGCCATCGTGGATCTCGTACCGGTCGAGCTGCGCCGTGATCGACGCGCCGCCGACGGCCTGGCCGTTGTTGTCGTACAGCTTGACGTGAACGGCGCAAGTGGGGATGGCGGGTGCTGGCATTTACTGGGGCTCGGTGGCGAACTGGGTGTATTCGGCGGGCATCATGCCGATCTGGGCGGTTTCGGCCTGCAGCTTGTCGGCTGCGGCGTTTTCCTTGCGGACCTTGGCGGCGGTGAGCGCGGCTTCCATGACCTGCAGGCGCTGCTGCATCTTGGCCAGTTGCTCGGCCTGGGTGGCCTGTGCCTGCTGCGCTTGCGCCTTGGCTTCCTCGTCGCCGAGGCCCATCATTTCGCGGAGCTGGTCGACCACATCGCTCTTGTTGGGCATGTCGGACATCTCGACCAGGAACGGGACCAGCACGGCCTGCTGTTCCTTCGGCAGCGCCTTGGCCACCTCGGACAGCATTTGCAGCTGCTGCAGACGGAAGGTCGGCGTGCTCGGGATGTCGTCCAGCACGATCTTGGCGCGCACGCGGCTGGTGTCGTTGACCTTCACCGGCTGGCCGTCTTCGCCCTGCACAACTTGGTTGAGCACGACGGTCCGCTTGCGCTTACCCTCGCCCAGCTCCACCGGGATCTGGCGGCCGGCCATGTCTTCCAGCATCAGGCTGAAGAGCATCTCGCCGACCATGCGCCGCGCGAAGCGGTAGTTGTCGTTGATCTCGGCCAGCGTGTTCAGGCCCTGCTCGACCAGCGAATTGATGGCCAGGCCGGACGTTGCGCCGGACTGCTGGCCCATCATGGTCTTGTGGATGCCGGACGCCTCGGCGATTTCCTGCTTGGCGTCCTGCATGGCGGCGTGCTGCTGGGCCGCCAGATCGCCGCCGTGCTTCACCTCGAAGCGGCTGGTCGGGCTGCGATTCGGTCTCAGGCGGATGTAGGCATTCGGCCGCGCCACTTCCTCGCGCACCTCGTCGTGGTCCACGACCGCGTCGTCGTCCGTGATCACCTGGCGGGAATTGAGCAGCCACAGTTGCTTGCTCTTCCGCGCGTTCACCTCATCCTGCGGCGACAGCATCGACCGGATCAGCCCATACGGCGCGCCGGTCAGGTCTTCCCGGTGGCCGAAGAACGGCACGTAGGGGAAGTTGCCGTGCTTGTACGGACTCGGCACGTCATAGAGGAAATGCGGGCCGCAGTACCAGGCGAGGCGAACCTTCTCGAATGTCCGGCGCTCGACCTTCACCAGGCCGGCGAGGATCGCGGTCGTGTGCTTCGGGTTGTCGAAGTCGACCTCGCGTGCGCGGCCGTCGGGCAGCAGCATGACGAAGCCCGACACCCACTTCCGGTACCAGATTTCGTACAGGCAGACCCGCTTGCGGTAAATGTCGCGGAACTCATCGGCGTCGATGTTGCTGTCGCGCTCGATGTCGAACGAGCGGGCGAGGCCCGTGTCCTGGTCGCGGATCGGGTCGAATCCAGCCCAGCCGCCGCAGGTGTGGCGCAGCAGGTTGGCGTACTCGGGGAAGCGCGCGATCGCCGCGTCCTCGTCCAGCCAGCGCCGGCGGATCAGGTACTTCGCATCGGACAGGTCAGGCTCTTGCGAGCGCCAGTCCCAATGGATTTCGCGCCGGTGCACGGGCTTGACGCGGTACTGGCCCTTGAACGGATCGCCCTCGCGGGAGACTTCCACCCAGCCAAGGCCTGCCTTCACCTGGCCGGCGTAGGCGTCAGAGCAGGCGCGGTCGGCGCGAGTCTCGGATTCGGCGTGCTTCAGCTTGACCGACAGCGCCTCGGAGGCGTCGGAACTGACGATGCCATCGTCCTCAGCGCGCACGCGCCAGTCGCTGCGGGTCTTCGCCTCCATGCCGAGCACGGTGTCGATCGCGCTCTTGATCAGGTTCGTGATCAGGGGCGGCTGGCCGCGCTCTTCGAGGATCTGGCGCAGGCGTGCGTCCAGTTGGTTGCCGTCGTAGTAGTCGGCGCAGCGGTCGGCTTCCTTGCGCCACGGCGGCTGGTGGCGCAGTTCTTCGAGGAATTCCGCGACCTGGCGGGGCAAGAGCGGCTTGTTGGCCAGCTCTTCGGGCGTTTCATTGGAGCGCTCGATGTCTCCGTCGACGCGGCCGGCATCGGCGCCAGCGGTCGTCGCGGCATCGGTCGAAGGCCCAGCGCTGTACGGTTCAGTATCGCCCATCGGCTATTGATCTCCATGGCGCGCGCCAGGAGATCAGCCGGCGCGCCAATCGTATTTTCTTTGCCGGGGGTCAATTCGAGTCGTGGGTACGGGCGGCGTCGCGGCGTAGCGCAGCATCATGGTCCCGTAGCGGCTGGCGTCCAGGGCATCGTCGTTTGTCTTGACGATCTTGCCGTCCTTGCGGTGGTACAGGCGGAACTCGTGGAACCAGTCGTTCAGGTGGTTGAAGACCTTCCATTTGCCCGTCTGCATCCGCTTCAGGATGTCCATCAGGCCGGCCTCGACGCTCGATCGCGACACCTTCGTTTCGTCCTGCGTACCCGTTTCTTCGAACTGCGCGCGTTCCCAAAGCATGTTGATCTTGGCGTCGCGGTACTGCTGTGCCAACTGCTCGCCGCTGCCCTTTTCGGTCTGCAGGCCGTCATGAGGCCAGGCAACGGGGATCCAGTCGCCGCGGGCAAGGATGTCCGGCGCCTGCTGCACGGGCGTCTGCTCGCTGATCTTGAGGCAGTCGTAGACGTAGACGATGTCGTTGTCTCGGTCCCAAGCGAGCCAAACCAGGGCGGTCGGGTGGTCCCAGCCGAAGTCGATGCCCACGATGCGCGGCCAGGAATCCGGCAGCGCGAACGGCGCGACCTTGATGGTTTCCTCGTCCACGGGATACACCAGGCCGGAGCCCAGCACGGGATAACCCTTCGATCGCGCGTCGCGCAGGTGCGGCGGCGTCGATTCCAGCAGGTCGCGCTTGGTCTTCTCGTCCAGGTGCGGGACGTCGTTCCAGCCTGCCATGACCAGGTATTTGGACTCGGAGCCAGGGACTCTAGGCATCGGTCTTCGCCTTCGCTGCGTCCGGCAGGCCTTCAGGCAGGAACGACAGCACGGTCTGGCTCATGCCTTCCAGCGGGGTGAAGGTCAGGTAAATCAGGCCGCCGGTTGTCGCCGTCCGGATCAGGCACTCGCCGTAAATGTCGATCGGCGGCTCTTCGTCCAGCCAGATGCCGTCCTGCTCGGTACCCTCGAACGAGCCGCGGCCCTGCTGGTAGGACTTGAGGCCAAGCTTTGACCAGCCGCCAGAGGCGTGCTTGATGCGCACGGTATCAATCAGATCCTGCACGCCTTGCTTCCAGGCGATCGTGCCGATATCCTCGCCCGGGATCAGCCCGGTGCCGGCCACAGTCTTGCGGGTGCCGGCGAAGGTGATGTCGCCGAACAGCTTGGCCTGGATGATGTCGCGGGTGGTTTCGTTCGTCTTACCGGCAGCCCACCACTTGACGGGCTTGTCGAAGCGGCGGCCCTGCCACCAGTCCGGGTAGCGGCCAGTCAGGTGCAGCGCGGTCTCATAGCCGCCGGCGCCCTCGGTCTTCCCGATCCGGTTGGCTGCCAGGAAACAGCGCTCGCGGTACTCGGCGCCCGCGGCGAAGAACTCCATGTGCTTCGGGTACAGCTCGCGGCGCAGCGGGCCGGCGTCCGGGTAGTAGGTGAACAGCTTCCTGCGCGACGTGCGGCGGCGCTTCTCTTCCAGCAGCTCAAGCAGCTCGAGGCGCTTATCCCTTGGCAGCGTAGCCAAGAATTCGGGCGTCAAGTTCATCGTCGCTCAGTTCGTTGACCACCTTCACCTCTGTCTTGTCCACGAACAGCTGGAAGTGGCGGGCCAGGTTGGCCAGGTTGGCGGTCTTGTCCGCGATCTTGTACTTCTTGGTGTAGCCGACGAAGACGCGGTCCTCGCCGTGGCCTTCGTACTCTTCCAAGACCTCAAGGCCGGCCAGCGCGGCGGCGGTCTCGTCGTCCAGTTCATTGATAGGCAGCGGACTGCCATCCGGCCGGAACAAGCGGCGAGGATCGAAGAAGGCAAGGCGCGCCATTTCCTTCAGGACGCGGTCAGCGGTGATCTCGGTGCGCTTCTGGCGCTCGGCGTTGCGCTCGTTCAGGTAGCTCTTGATCTGAGCATTTCTGAGCAAGCGCGCTGAGTTGACCTCGGCGACATTTCCCTTGGCCTTGAACCCGGCGCGCTGGTAGGCAGCTGCGCCGTTCAGGTCGATCAGGTACTCATCGCAGAAGCGCTTGTGCCGCTCCGACAGCGGGCCAGGCGTCTTGAGCGGCGCTTTTGGAACTGGCTTCTTGGCGGCGGGCTTCTTGGCCGGCTCGGGCTTCTTGGTGGTCTTGCTCATAGCGTGGCCCATTCCCCAAAGAGATCCGGCCGCTTGGCGGCGACGATGCGCAGCTTGCTGGCGATGCGCTCATAGGAGTCATGCCGCCCTTCGTCCTTGGCGAACTTCAGGAAGGACCCGAGACCCTTCTTCAGTTCCCAGATGCGCTTGCGGAGCGGGTCGGAGTGCACAGCCTTTGCCGCTCGCCGGCCGGCTCCTGCTCGCTGCGCCTTGGTCTGGCTGGGCTGATCGCCGCCTTCCGCGAGGTTGAGCAGCCTGCAACCTTGCCTGCGGCACGCAGCGATGGTGCGGCGCTCGGCTACTTCCCATTCATCAGCAGGCACCAGGCACAGCACGCTCATCTTGGGCGCGAGGCCGCGCTCGGCCAGGGAGCGAATCCAGCAGTAGACGGGCGTGGAGCGGCGGCGGGCATCTCGCAGGTGCGACTTCAGCCGGGCGGCTGGGTCGTTGGCCTTGCCCACGTAGCGGATCTCTCCTGTCTCCGGGCAGGTCAAGACGTAGATCGAGACCGGCGGGGCAGTCTGGTCTGGTTCAAAGTGCCGGCGGCTGTCGGGCCGCTGTCCGGTGTTGCTCACTTTGCTCTCCAAATATTGTGTGGATGAAATTGCCTTCAGCCGGTTCGAGCGGGCTGGTGTATGGCCGGTGACAGCGGCGCGGTGACGACCTTTACGATGACCGTCCCGGACGCGGCCATGACAGCCATGACGCCGGCGATGACCCACTTGCGCACCAGGCGCATGGTCGGCATGTCAAGTTCGATGGCCCGGATTCGGTCGTCGTGGCCCTTCTGGGCTTTGAAGCAGCGCTCCAGCGCTTCCCGGGTTTCCAGGTGTCGCTGCTCGATGGCGATGAGCTGGGTGTTCTGCTCCACAAGCTTGGTGACGGCCTTTTCCAGTTGCGTGAGGCGGTAGTCCAGCAGCAGTTCGGCGCCGGCGGTGGGTGCTTGGCTCATCGGGTCACCTCTACGGCCAGAGCCTCACGGGCGTTGATGGCGTCGATCAGGCGGTCATTGCGAGCGGCACAGGTCTTCCCGTACTCCTTCGCCTCTCCCAGGCGAGCAGCCAGGTCGTACTGGTCGCCAGTGGTGAGGGGGTTGAAGATCGGGCTGCCGCACGACTGTTTCAGCTCGGCCGGCACGGGCGGGAACCTAACGGTTAAGGTCGTCCCGCAACCCGTCAGGCAGGCGGCAGTCAACAGGGGCAGGATTCGCACGGGCGGCCTCTTGGAGTTTGCGTTGGAAGGCGGCCGCCTCGGCGCGGGCGGCGGAAAGCTGGGTCTTGAGGGTCTTGACCTGGGTGGTGTCGGCCACCGTCACGGCCTGGCCGGCGACCTGGTCAACGGTCTCGGCGGCGGATTCCTTGCCCGCCTGGCGGCCGGACTGGTAGGCGATGCCGAGTCCGGCGCCGATCAGGAGCGCGGACAGGCCGTAGACCGCGGCCTGCCATAGGGCGATGACGCGGGTCATGCTAGCCACAATGCGAGGTGGGCCCATGCGACCTTGCAGGCGATGTGCATGGCCTGGTCGGTGCGCAGCGAAATCCGGTTCTCGCACCTCAGCCAGTCCGTGGCGGCGTGGATCACCGCTTCGGCGACGCCCAGCCAGACCTGGCCGGTAATCGCGGCGACGAAGCCGCCGTGGATCATCGAGTGCGCGAACAGCGCGTGCGGCCAGAACAGTTTGCCAATGGCGGTGTTCCGGTTCTTCCCATTGGCAAGGAAATCGCCCTGCAGCGGGTAGTCCGCCAGCGCGTGGCCGACGATCAGAAAGAACAGGATGGCGACGCCATCGGTTGCGGGGATCAGTTGCATGGAAACCTCACGGGGCGGCCCCAGCTGGTGAACAGTGGCTGCCAGCGGCCGAGGATCTGGCGCGGGTAGTGGGCGTTCTCTTTCTGGTTGGCCGGGTGGATGCCGGGATTGATGGCGCCGGTGGTGGCCCAATCGCCGGGCGCAGCGCTCAATTTCTGGCGCTTGTAGACGTAGCCCAAGCCTCCGTTGTAACTGCTCAGGACGAAGGCCCAGCGGTCACACTCGGTGCGCGCGGTCTTTACACGGTCGTACAGCCAGCGGTCGTACCAGACGCCGGCGCGGATGCTCCAAGCCGGGTTCAGCGGCTGCACCGGGCCCGGGATGGCGATCTCGCCTGCCCATGCCGCGGTCGCGGGCATGAACTGCATCAGGCCTTGAGCGCCGACCGGGCTGCGGGCGAGCGGGTTGAACTTGCTTTCCTGCATGATCTGGGCGGCTATCACTGGCACCGGACCAGTCACGCCGAAGCGGAATGCCGTCTCGCGGGCGATCGCCTGCCTGTACTGGTGGGCTGCCGCGGGGATCTGCGCATGGCTCAGGATCGACAGCGTCAGCAGCCACAGGGCCAGGATCACGGCCAGCGCGAAGACAGCGCAACCGCGCATCCCGAGGCGGGCAGGCGGGGGGGATTCCTTCCGGCGGTGGGATGCGCGAGTGCTCATTGGCCTTCCTCTTGCAGGTAGGCGTAACCGTTATGGCGCAAGGTGGCGCCGGGAATATCGTCGCGGGCTGCCGCGCGGCTCGAATAGACCGGGATGGCGGCGAATTCCTTGTCAGGATGGCCAGCCGGGTGCACGGTCACGGCGCACAGGGCGCCCTCACCTGCCCCATGCACCTTCGTGATCTCGCCCGGGTGCGTGTCGCTCCCGTTGGCGATGTAGCCGCGCATGGTCACCTTCGCGCCGACGGCGGGTTTCATAGCGGGCTGTCCGTGGGCGTGGCGCCGGCGGCGGGCACGATGCGCACGTCGCCAAGCGCGCCTTCGATCGGCGGCAGGCCCGTAGACTGGCCGGCCAGCTTAGTGCGCAGCTCGTAGCCCAGCAGCGGCCATATCTTGGAGACAGCATTCTGGCGCGCGATGTCGCGGCCGATCTGCGGGTCGAAGTTCTCCGGGCTGGCACAGGCCGACTCGCCGGTCACGGTGAAGCCGTTGGCCAGCAGCAATACACAGAAAGTCAGCAGTTCGAGCGGACTACCCGGAGGGCCTCGGCGGTTCTCCGCTTCGGCAACCCCATCGGCGGCAGTGAAATAGAACTCACCAGTGATGTTCGCCTCAATGTCGGCGGGCGTGACTCGCGGCGCGGTCTTGCCGGCAGCTTGGATCTTGGCTTCGATTTCGCGGTCGCTCATGCTTGGCTCACAAAGGCGGCGATACGCTCGCCGAGGATGGTCGAATAGGTCGTCATGGCGCGGTGCTGCGCATAGAGGCGCACGCGCTCAGGCTCCGGCAGACCGGCGAAGATCGAAAAGCCCTTGGCGAATGTGTCGATGAAGACGGCCAGCTTCTGGATGCGATCGTCCAGTTCGGCCTTTTCTTCGATCACGCGCTGCTGGTGCGGCGCAAGCCTGGCGGCGGCGGGCAGCAGCTGGTACTTGCGATCGAAGACGTCCTTCGGGTTCAGGTAGACGTAGCCGTCCTCTTGCGTCACTAGGTAGTCGCCAGACACGGGCTTGTAGCGGGCGGTCATGTCGGCGTCGGCCCGAAAGAGATTCCCATTCTCAAGGTCCAGGATCAGGAAGTCGCGGAATTCGCGCACCTCGATGATGCGCACGGCGGACACGCGTACCGGGTTGGCGATGTGGGTTGCCGTCATGGTCAAAGCCCAGTCAGGCCAGCGATGATCACGCCAGCGATAATCACAGCGCGCGCCAAACGATCCAGGTTGCTGCTGTGGATGCCGATGCGGCCCAGCGCCTGGCGGCTGATCCAGTAGCCCACCCATGCGAAGGTGGTCACGTGGCCCAGCTTCTGCAGGGTTACCTGCACGGTCGGGAATCGGGTGCCGTCGATCAGCAGAACAGCGGCGTAGAAGGCCAGGCCGGCGAGCAGCCAAACGGCCATGCGCAGGCGGTCCTGCAGCGGGTAGTTCGTGGGGGTTCGGGGCATGCTCGCCTCATCTCGGTTACGGGATGAGGCGATCGTATTGGGGCGGGAACTATTCGAGGCGCGGCGCGAGGACGTTACACTGTACTTCCCCAAAATTTCGGAGTCAGAAATGAGCAGCGATCCCCATCGAGAATCTTGCCGGCGGCAGCACCGCGTGCTTGGCCACTTCCTTGCTATCCAGGCTTGGCTGCGCGGGCTTGAATGCATAGCCCTCGATCGATCGGATCTCGAGACGTTTCTGGACCTCAAGCGGTTCAAGTCTCAGCGAGTGGAATGGCTGATTGAGGATCTGAAGCCTTGGTTTCCTCACTGCAAACGATTCTCAGCTACGCGGTCAGCCTCTTCACTGCAGTCACTATACCTATCTCGCGTCCCCATCGATGAACACCTCCCTTCCGGTCGAATGACAATGGATGAGCGGATCAAAGGAATGGATAAAGATGCGCCCAAAGCGGGGCGCTTCCGCACGCGCCGAGACCCTGCCATCAAGGAAGCAGACATCGTCAGCTACCTCGCGATCCTGGATAGCGGCCTGTCCGAGCCGGAACCTCTGCCACCGCCCGCAAAAAAGGTGAAGGCCATCGTCGTCAAGAGGGCGAAATAGAATCAGGTTGGAGGGCACGGAAAAACCCCTCCAACCCACGATGACCAACGTCCACGACAAGCCTTCCCCACCGGCTTGTGAACTTGCGGCCTTCTCGCGCGATGCGGCGCTCGTTGTGCAGGAATGTCAGCGCGTCGAGCGCTTGCTTGTAGGAGATGCCGGCGCGCTGCGCCACCTCCTGGCCGGTCAGAAGGCGCTCGGCGCAATTGACGACCTCCAGGACGCGGTCCCGGTTGGTCTTCGAGCGCAGCGCCTCGAAGTGAAAGGATAGTGACAGCTGCCCCGCCGCGATCGCCGCGGCGTACCTACGTTGATACGCTCCCAATTTCCGCCCCCGAAAACAGGGACCCGTCTAATCGAACTGCACCCCTAGCTCGCTCGCGGCGTGCGCGGCGACCTTTGTCATGTATTCGCTCATCTGCCCTACGGTGATTTCTCCGCGTGCGATTGATGGCTGCACGAATTTTAGGCTGCCGTCTGGCAAACGCAACTCCCGCGCCGGAAGGAACATGCCTTTCATGTGCAGGTGCCAGGCCTTTGGGGCGAAGCGGCGGCCGTCTACCCACACCTGATCGGCAATGGGCTCGATCAGCAGGGACCAGTAGGCCTTCACCTGTGTCTCAAGGCGGTCTTGATCTTCGTCGGCCAGGATCACGCGCAGCGGCCGGCCGTCGCGCGCCATGGTCGGAGCTGCCGCGCGGACGGTGGACACGACTTCAGCCCAATCCGCGCGGCCGCGCAGCACGATTTCGCGGTAGACCTCGCTCACGCGGCCTCCCAGCGCAGCTTGCCTTGCGTCGGATGCGTGTCGACGCGCGGCCGGCTCGGGCAGTCCCACGACCCGCCATCCGTCTGCGCAACGACCCGCCAACCGGCGCCGCGGAGAGACGCGCCGCCCTCTTCCGTCAGCGTGTAGGTGATCAGCTTCCGATAGCCAAGCGCGCGCGCAGCTCGCCACGCGGCGGCGTACAGCATGCTGCAGGCGTTGCCGGTGCCGTCCGTGCAGCACCGATTCACCTCGAGCACCCACCCATCGTCCAGCGCGCGCGCCACCGGGCGGCCGACCAGCGCCACGCCGACGACCTTGCCATCGTCTGCCACGGCAACGCAGAACTTCGTGCCCGCCACCGGTTTGTGGTGCCGGTGATGGCTGGCCACGAAGGCATTGGCCTCGGCGAACGAGATCGGGACAATGGCCAGCGCCATCAGCGGCCCCTCTGCGCCAGGATCTCGGCCTCGCGCGCCTTGTCGCGCTTCAGCAGCGGGGCCCACGCCAGGAAATACTGCCCGTGCTCGCCATACCACTGGCCCACGACGGACGTGCCACCGATAGTCAGCAGTTGCACCTTGGCGCCGCGGTTGGGCGGCACCTCGTAGCGCCAGCCGGTCGGCGGCGCCGCAATGTGGGTCAACGAGTCACGCACAAGAAACCTCACCCTTCTCACGGCGGCCGCAACCGTGCAGCAGGTCATTCAGATCCCGTAGGACGGCGTCTTCGAGCTTCAGAAGCGCATCCCGATTCCACGTCAAGGACACGCCAAAGGGATGCACCCGGGCGTCCGCCAGACCGATCTCGACAAACGACGCGGGCGGAGCCTGGCGCATGACCAGGGCGGCTAGGATATCTTTCACTTCGTGCCTCCCTTCTGTTTCTCGCGTGCTTCGGTCAGCGTGCGCGTGCCGGCCAGCCGGCAAACAATCTGCATGGCGCGGTTGCGGCTGATGTCGTACTTCGCCGCGGCCACGGCCAGCGCCTGGCCTTCCATCACCACGATGCGGTGGATGTCGATGTTCCGTAGGACCGTGGACATCAGGCGGTTCCATTCCGTCATGCCGCCTCCTTGCTGCGGTGCTCATGGAGCGCGGCAGCGGCGCGGGTGATGGCCATGCGGCCAGCCGCCGCCGGGTTCTCGCCCACGTCCTCGAAGCAGTCCAGAGCCCTGTCGCCGGGCCAGGCGGTGGCGACGGCATGCTTGGTTCCTACCCGCAGCGACAGCTTGCAGTCGACCAGCAGGCGATATGCGTCTCCGTCGTGCCTGCGCGGATCAAACAGCGCCCACTGGTCGCCCACGCCGACGTGAACGACTTCCAGATCGCGGACACGGTACCGGCGAACTTCATAGCCGGCGGCGCGCGCGGCCGCCTCGATCATGACAATCTCTTCCACGCTGGCCGGCTCCATCATGCGATCACCGTCGACGGGTCTGGCGCCTCGATGAGCGCCACGATGCGCGCGAAGCGCTTCTGGAACGGCTCAGCCAGGATCGCCTGCTGGAACTGATTGACCGGCTCGCGCCGCTGCGGGTAGGGAACGCCGGCCAGCAACTCGCCAGCGGCCAGGTCGTTGAATTCGTCCACCGGCGTCACCCAGAAGCCGCCATCCTTCACGCGCAGCAGTTGGCCGTGCTCGCGGTGGAAGGCCTCGCCCATCTCCAGCCAGAGCACATTGAGGCGGTCGGCCTCAGTCTGCGCTTCCTGCTCGCTGTTCAACTTCTGCGGCGTGCGGAAGCCAACGCCATAGCGGGACTGCACCAGGCCGGTCACATAGAACTTCGATTCAATCGCTTCGCTCACAATCTCTCCTGTTGAGGCGCCACGCTGGCGCCGGTTATCTTGGGTCAGGCTGCCGCCCGGTCTTCGGCCAGGCCAGCTGCTGGCATGCGGCGCGTGCCCTCCTTCTTCAGCCGGACGACGTTTCCGGCGCGGATCCGACGGTCGGCCTCGATGAGCGCCGCGGCGTGCTGGCGCTTGGTAACGGTGGCCAGCAAGTCTTCATACAGGGCCATCGCCTCGTTGATCTTTGGCAGATCCCCGACACCTAGCCGGAGCGCGCCCAGCGCCTTGCACCGCTCACCCACGTTGATCATGGCGTTCTGCGCGGCGTAGACCACGGCCAGACCGACTTCGCGGTTGCCGGCCTTCTCACACAGCACCTGCGAGGCGTTCAGGGCGTTGACGATCGTGTGCCAGTCGTCTCGCGTGGCGGCGCCGCGGGCCAGCGCCTGCACCGACCAGTGCGCAGCACCGAGGATGGTCGCCCGGTCGCTCTGGCTCAGCGGCTGGTCACTTTCGAACAGGAGCGCCGCGATGTTGGTGCGTACGTCGCGCGGGCGGTAGGCCTTGTTGCGCTTCTTCTTGGGCGCTGCCATTTATGCTTCCTCCCAGAACAGCGCCTTTCGGCTGTGGCCGGCGTCCTCGCCGTTCAGGATCCGCTTGATTGCCACGTAGTCGCTGTAGGACAGGCCCTCTTCCTCGCTCGTCTGCACGAAGTGAGCACGCTGGCTTTCAAGCATGTCGGAGTTGTCGTCCACGATCGCGTAGACCTGGACTGACGGGTGCTCGGCCAACCAGGCGGCAATCTCTTGGCCGCGGTTGCCGGCAAGGCTCGGCGTGCGGTCGATCACCGGCAGGTCCAGCGCCTCCGCCACCTCTTCGGCCGCGTGAAGCGTGCGCCAGGACGACGACAGGACGATCACGGCGCCGGAGCCCCGGCAGACGTCGCGCACCAGGCCTATCGCGGCATGATCGAACATCTTCATCTGGTCCGGAGTGAAACCGTGCGGGTAGCCGTTGTGCGCGATGCAGGTCCGCCGGCTGTTCAGCACGCCATCGATGTCCAGGAAAATTACCTTCATTGACGTCACCATCAGATTTCTTCCTCAATCCATCCAGCGCCACCCTTGCTAGCCGGGTAGACGAACTTGAAAACAAAGGGGTAGAGCGCGGCGGCGATCTTGGTCTTGGCCCGCGCGTCGTCCTCGATCATTGCCTTGGCGCCTTTCACGTCCCGCATTTCCAGGATTCCGGCGTCAGTCATCACCGCGAAGTCGACCGTGATCGACGTGTTCTTGGCGAGCATCAGCTTGACGCCCTCGAAGTTCCACCACAGCACGGCGCCGGCCAGCTTTTGCTGGTCCAGGTAGGTCGCATACCGGGCCTCGGTCTTGTTCATCGTGCCGCGCGGCAGCCGGCCCTTGGCCTGGTTGCGCTTGAGCACCGCCGCGGCGCGGTCGGCCCTCGACTGGGCGGCCGGCGCCGGGTTGGGGTGGCGCGCCTGGTGCGCGGCAAGCTGCTCGTCGGTCCATCGGAGCATCTTGCTCATGGCTGCAGCCCGCCCACGGGATAGATGAACTTCGGATCCGTTGCCCACATCGCGTGCTGTTGCACACCGTCGCCGGCGTCGATCTTTGCCTTCAGCCGTTGCGCGGCATCACAGAGCCGGTTGTATGCCTCCACCGATCCCATCTGCGTCTCGAGATCACGGACGGTATTGAGCAACCCGTACTCGCACGGCCGCATGATTCGCTTCGGGGCGGGCCGGCTTGCGGTGCCCTGCACAGGCAATTTGCGGACATCGCTCATGCCGGCACCTCGTCGTGCTGCTCGTCGTGGACGGGAACGCCGCCAAGAGGGAGTAGGACGGCATCTTGAACAGGTCGCTCATGGAAAAAATGCACCTGTCCCGCATTGGGGCCAGCGCCACTTTTCCAAGGAAGGAGGTCACGGCTTTTCACCACCCATGCAGGTGAAGTGCCGGTGAACTGGAATCGCGCGCCCGCCGTCGACACAAATACCTCGTGGCTAGAAGCGGCCCGCACCACCTCGACCACCCGACCGAGAATTCCCGGCGTTGCAACGTCTATCGAGCGCCCGCGCGTCGTCGTTATTGCCAGATCCCCCGGTTTGCAGTTCATGCCGGAACCCTCCCCTTGATCCACTCGCGGCGCTGCGCCGCCTGCTCTTCCGATACCGGCGAGTGCATATCGCACTTCCGATCTGTCTCTGCTGCTTGCCAGCGAAGCGCCAGCGTTTCCTTCAGGCACCGGCCCATACCTACCTTGGCATGGGCGATGTCGCTGGCGCGAAGGTGCTCCTGTCCCTCGCCGGCGCGCGGCTTGAGGGTGAAGTGCTCGCAGGTAATGCAGGTGGTCATGCCTGCCTCCGTGCGTCCGGAAGAGCCGCGACCGAATTGGCCGCCAACTGCGCTACGGTCGTCACGGTCAGCAGCGGCACAGCGGAACCGCATGCGCGCACGTTCGCTGCCTTGGCGGCGTCGCCCAGCAGCAACGGCGCCTCGATGGCGAAGCCGGAGCGCGCGTTCTGCGCCTCGGCCATGCCGACCAGGTGCGGCGGGAACTCCGGCGTCTCGCTCCGCATGCGGTAACCGCGGTACCGGGTCACAAACTCGTTGCGCACGAACGGCCATTCGTCCTCCCCCTTGCGCCCCAGCTCGATCCAGCCGCCCATTTCGGTCAGCACGCGATGGATCAGCGGATCATCGAAGGCGACGGAGCGATAGGTGCCAACCGTGCGCACGGCACGGTCCACCTTCGCCCACGCCACTAGTGCGGTGTCCTGCGTCGTGCCCTGCAGCATCTTCACGATGTCCGCCGGCTTGGGCATGAACTGGCCGGCGTCAGGGTTCACTGCGTGTCGGTTGAAGGCCTCGGCCACCGCCTCGAAGTCGAACGGCTGCATGGCCTGCCACCAGACACGACCGGCGAACTCGCTGAAGTCCTGGCGGTAGAAGGCCGACACGTCCGAAACGAGCCGGGTGAAGCGGGTTGCGTCCTGCGGTTTCATTGCGCTGCTCCTACGAGTTCCGCGGCCAGCCGGTCGGCCACCGCACGGTTGTTGGCTTCCAAAGCTTCCTGGCGATTCGGCGCGCGGCGCTCGCCGATCAGGCGCTGGCAACAGGCCTTCAGATACTCGCGGGCATCGGCTGGCTGCGCGGTAACGGCCGCGGCAACGGCTTCCCTCACGATCGGGAACGTGTAGTCGACTACCAGCTTGCCCATGAAGGTCCGGCACTGGGAATGCGGGCAACCGCCGTTCTCCAGCACCGACACCGCGGCCCGCCACACCTCAGCCTTCACCAGGTCCTCCGGGCTTTTCGGCTTGGCGGTCGTCACCGGCGGCTGGCCGCCCGCTCCGTCAGGAGCGGAATTAGAGTCTCCCTGTCCCTGTCCCTCTCCCTGTCTCTTGGATGGGTTGTCCCCGCCGGTGTCCCCGGCTTGTCCGGTTGTGTCCCTGGGGACAAAGAGCGGTTGTCCTTGGGGACAGCCTTGAGACAGCCACTCATCAAAGGTGGGCTTCGGCACGTTCGCGCCTTCGTGGCGGTCATTGTGCTTCTTGATCCGGGCGCACTCGGTGCGATAGCGCTGTTCCAGCTTTGCCTGCCAAGCGTCGCGGGCCTTCTCCGCAACCACCGGGTGATAGAGCCGGCCGTCGGCGCACTCAACCCAGCCGCGCAACGCGCCGTCGCGCACGCTCTTCCAGGACTTGTCGATCTTGCCGCGCAGCTGATAGCCGGCATGCTTGGCGATCCACATGTCGTCGTTCGGGATAGACCCGGCCGGCACCTGGTGCCAGGATGCGGACCAAAGCAGCAGAGCCGCCCAGCACGCCTCCGGCGTTTCGTTCGCTGCCAACTCGGAATCGCGCAGGCGCTGCACGTCGAGCGGCATGAAGGCGAAATCGCGCAGGTCGCAATCTGCTGGTGTGAGCGGCAGCGATGCGGTGTTGCTCATGCGGATTCCTTCGGCGGCAGGTATGCGATCAGCAGCGCCTGCGTCTCGCGCGTCAGTTCGGCCTCATCGAAGCCGTAGACGACGGCGAAGCGCTTCACGCCCAAACCGTGTATGCCGGTGTTGCCGCGGTGATGCTCGGGGCAAAGCGGGATCGCGTCGCGGTGCGCGGCGCGCTGGCCCATGCCGGCACCCTTGCGCGGATGGTGTATCTCCGCCGGCGTGGCGCCCAGGCCAAGCCGGCGGCAGCAGGCGCAGCCCAGCGCGGCGACGCGGTCGAGATAGGTGCGTTCAGCCTTCCTTGGCGCCTTCTTGCGCGAGCGGGTCTTCATCTGCGTGCGCGCGAGCTGCGAGCCTGCCTTCTTGAAGCCGCAGGTTCGCTTCAGCGACGTGCGCTGCTGCAACGGCGCGCCACGCTTCATGGGGGTCCGGCGGGTCAGCATTTCGCGCGCTCCACCTTTCGCGGCCGCGGAGAGTACAGCCAGGCGCCGGTGGCCATGTCCATCCACACGCAGTAGGAGGCGAACATCCAGATATGGGCGATCGTCATGCTGCCACCTGCGCGCGAGGCAACTCCTTCGCCGTCCAGGTCGCCATCTCCGGCACGTTGGCGCGCACCAGCGCGGCCGCCATCGGCGGGCTTACGCTGTTGCCGCACATACGCACCTGCGCGTGCTTCGGCAGCCGGCGGCCGTTGATCTCCGGCGCGATGACGTAGCTCTCCGGAAACCCCTGCGCCCGGTAGAGCTCGTGCGGCTCGAGCATTCGCATGCCGATGTCAGCGATCTGGTATTCCTCGCCGGCCACCGTCACCAGGCCGAGACGGTCCTTGGTCGGGATGGTGTGCATCGGATCACGGCAATCCTGATCCTGTCCGCCTTCGCTGTAGTACTTCACCAGGAAGGCACGGACCTCGCCGATATGGCTGGCCGCGGCAGTCAATGTCGGGGCAGGCGCGTGCGGTGCCGCTCCAGTGCAACCGTTCTTCAGGTTTACCAGGTGCGAGGACACCAGCGCGTGGTGGTCAGTCGCGGTCACCGTATGCAGCGGCTCGGGAAGGCCGTGACCTACAACGCCCGTGAAGTGCTTCGCCATGAAGGCTGACACCAGCGCGTGCTTCGCGCCGCCGGCGACAACCGTGCCCAGCGGCTTGTCCAGACCCGGGACACGCGGTGCCTGGCCCGGGCGCTCGCCATAGCCTGTCTGCACCAGCGTGGCCGCTGCCAGCGCGAAGTGACCACCCTTGACCTCTGCGCACTGGGTACGAAGCGGCTCGTCGGCGCGGAAAGCGCGTTGCCCTGAGGCATTAGCGCACTCAGTCAGAATCGGCGTCACCAATCCCAAAGCATGCGCAGCGCCGGCCGGGTTCTCCTTCGGGCCCGCGGTGATCGTTGGCATGGGCTCGCGCGGGTCGACACCGGTAGAACCGGTGCGGAACTTCGTGATGTGCGGGGCAGTCAGGCCGGAATCAAGCCGGACGGTGAACGGCTCGGCTGCGTCGATCACATACCGGCGCAGACCGCGAGCGATGCGACGCTGGGTGGCCTCGGCCAGCGGCCTGGCGCGCTCGAAGATGGACGGGCATGGGATGGACCAGTCGATGCACTCAGCGGCCGTACGCCATGGCTTGCGGCGCTTGGCTTTGACCTCTGGGCTATCCGGCGCGCCGTTTGTTGGCGCCGGCCAGACGATAGGCTTGCCATCCCTCCGGGCGACGAAGAAAAGCCGCTTGCGGATAGTGGGCGCGTCGTAGTCGCATGCGCGCAGCTCGCGCCACTCTGCGTTGTAGCCAAGGCCGTCGAGCAGACGCTGCGCCAAGGCGCCTTCGGGATCAATATCAAGCGCCTCGCAAGCCTCGAGGAACGCCGGGTGATCTGCCGCAATGCCCGTGGTAAACATAGCGACAAAGCCCTGGAACGTCTCGCCCTTGCGCGCCGGGTCGGGATAGAACTCACCCGACTCCACTTCCATCAATGGACCCCAGGTTACAAATTCCTCGACGTTTTCGAGCATCATGACCCGCATTTCCGTCAGCAGCGCCCAGCGCAGCGAGACGAAAGCTAGGCCGCGAATGTTCTTGTCTCGCGGCTTGCCGCCCTTTGCCTTGCTGAAGTGCTTGCAGTCCGGGCTGAACCAGCCCAGCCCCACCGGTCGGCCCTTCGTGACGGCGATAGGATCGACGTCCCAGACGCTCTCGCAGTGGTGCTCCGTCTGCGGGTGGTTCATGGCGTGCATGGCCACCGCTTCGGGGTCGTGATTGATGGCGATGTCGACGTGCCGGCCAAGGGCCAACTCAATGCCGCAGCTTGCACCACCGCCGCCGGCGAAGTTGTCCACGATCAGTTCGTGGCTGATATCAAGCAGGAACTGGTCGCGGATCATGCTGCCACCCGGATCGCTGCAGAGTTGGCCACCACTGCGCGGGCGCAGGCCTGGCAGTAGCCGTTGTCCCACTCGTCGCGGGCCTCGGTGCCCTCTTCGTAGCGGCAAGCGGACATGCCCTTGCCTTCGCGGGCGGCGCGCGCGCCCTCAGCGCGAATGGCTTCGCGCGATCGAATCTGTTCCATCAGTACTTCCCCCGGTGCAGCCTGGTGGCCGCGCTTTTTCTTCAGTGCTTGCCGACTGCCCTTCAGGGCTTATTCGGTACGATTCCCGCCAGGTTTCCCCGGGCGACTTTCTCTCGCTCGTCCAGTAACCTTTGAAGCGTGTCAGGGCAGGCCCACCAGCTAAGGACATCGCGGATCAACTCCGCAGTGGACATGCCGCACTCGCAGGCACGGCTGACGATGATTTCCCCAACAACCTCGGGAAGATCGACCTTTGCTTGGAAGGTGAGCTTGCCGAGCGGGTGGCTCGTAGGGCTGCGTGCAAACAACGGCGTTTCGACTGTCATAGGTCTGAATCAGAAAGAAAAGGAAGCGGCAACATGACGACCAACACCACCACAGGCATGCTGGCAAAGCCGCTGAATGAACACGACCTGGAACACAGGAGCATCCGGCTGCAGCTCTTCGTGCTGCGCCAGCTGGTGCTGCGGCAGTACGTCGCCGAGTTCGGCGAGCGCGCCGGCGAAGTGATCACCGAGCGCCTGGCGGCAATGCGCGAGTACACCAACGAAGGCACGCTCCATCCGGCAGAGCAAGCCCTGCTGATGGACGAGTCCGCCGAAGTCTTCGGCGACGTGGACGAGCACGTCGCCCTGGTGCAGGCCGGCGCGCTGTGAGAGCAAGCCGGCCAGACCTCCCTGCCCTGCTTGGCGCTGGTCACGCCTGGCGCGCGGCGATTGGGATGTCGAGGGCCCGACAACCGGCAGAGCCATTGGCAGGAGTGCGCTCGGTTGGAATCGATGAGGGGTCATTCGGTTATCGGGTCTCGGGTAGAAAAAGCCCCGGCGCCAAGGCGCACGGGGAAAACCGCCTGCGGGTCATTCAAGCGGTCGGGTACTCAGCAGAAGCGCCGACAGAGCGCTCTGACGCGAAAAAGCAGACAAACCTGTATGGGGGCGATGACAAACTGGCTCGCATGTACACGTATGGCGAACGGCTTCGTTGGGCAATGGGGCAGGCAAAGCCGCCGATGTCAGGCCGTGGGCTTGCGGCACGGGTAGGTATTCGTCCGCAGTCCGTGCACTACCTTCTTGATCCAAGCCGAAATGCGAAAGGCAGCCGGCATACGACAGCGATTGCGCGTGCGCTTGGGGTGTCGCCGGAATGGCTCGCCACGGGGCGCGGATCGCCGCACAAAAAGAACGGCCGCGCGCACGCAGATCACCGCGCACTGCTAGGAGATTGCCTTCGCGCAGCGCGCGAACTTGTGGCAACACTGGAGCGAGCCGCGCGAGCGATCGAGGACGAGTAAGGCGAGTCATACCGCAGCCCGTTCGTGCGCCGCCGAGCAGGTCTTGCGGCTACTGCCACCACCGGCATCCGGCATGTCAGCGAACAGGTCGTTGATAGTCATGCCGGGCGGCAACAGAGTGGCGAGTCGCTGGAAATGCTTCGGCGCGCCGTAGCCGCGTTTCACCCAGCGTTGGACCTCTTGGTAGGCAACAGCGCCACCGAGGGCCCGGGCTACTGCGACCGGCCCGCCGTTAAATTCCACCAACTTTTCAATAGCGCTCATTGCGTAGCTCCAATTTGACTTGAAGCGTACAACAAAAACGTGTCTACCACAACAAAAACGTGTGATGATGAGCACAACTTAAAGTTGTATCCTCTGCCCATGGATACGATAGGCACCCGGATACGCAGCGCTCTGACCCGAATCGACAAGTCACCAAAGTGGCTGTCGACCGAGGTCGGCGTTAGCTATGAAACTGTGCGCAAGTGGCTGGCAGATGAGATAGCCCCTAAACGCGCCCGGGTAGCCGACGTCGCACGCGCGCTTAACATGGCTGAAGAGGAATTGATGTTCGGCCTTGCCGAGCGTCACGCTGAGCGACATACCGTCAAGCAGGAGGCGCCGGCGCAGGAGCCAGTGCAAAACTGGCCTTTCAGCGCGCCGCGGCCAAGTTTCGATGAGCTTTCAGCCGAGGAACAGACTCATTTGGACGCCGTGGTGTCGAGGTACATCGCCGGCTGCCTGGCCGAAGAGCAGCGCCCGGCCAAGCCAAAGAAGGTCATCGAATTCACCGGCCTGCATCCCGAGAAGGCGGCCGGCCATCGCAAGGCGAAATAGCCGGAGCGCATCCCCTCCGAAGCGGGGGCGATTGGGCGGCTCAGCTCGGATACGCTGAAGGCTTTTCAGCACCGCTATGGATGCACGCATTTGCGCTGCGGCTTTCGCCTTGGCTCTCGGTCTAGCACATTCCGCAGCAGCAAGGGACAAGTGGGATGCGGACCGGTGGGAGAACCTATCCATTATTTCTGGTGAGGATCGCCTTATTGCTGTCCGCCTGGATAAAGACACGGTTCTCCGTAACCCAAGCGGCGCCGACGTCTGGATACAACACTTGCTCATAGACGCCGGCGAAAAGGTCAGCGAGATTGCGTTGTTTCGTCAGCGGATCGATTGCAACAGGCGGATGTACGCAATGCTGCAGCAGGTGGTGGGCGGGCGTTCCGTTCCAGTCGCTGAGGCGCACGCCCAAATGAAATCACTAGCACCCGGCAGCCTGGCAGAAGATGTGGTATCGGCTGCCTGCAATTTTCTTCAAAGGACTGCCGCCAAATGAGAACCCTTCTCTTCGCGATTGCGGTTGTGCTCGCCTCAACGGGCCATGCGCAAACCTACGTCCGCCCATCTGTGGACAAGAACGGCAATTACCGCGAGGGCCACGTCAGATCCAACCCGGACCCCATCCGCCACAACAACCTGAACGCGGAAAACAATCAATATGGTGGCGTGAACCCCTACACCGGCCAGCGCGGCCACCAGCGCGACGAGCTGAGCAGTCCGCCCATATACAACAAGTCCTATGGCCAGCCCCAAGGCGGCCAGCGGCGGAACAACTACCAGTTCTAGACTCGCGCTCCTTGACCGAAGGCCCGCCCACCGAGGCGGGCCTTTTTTGTTGCATAGGCCTCTGATGTCCCCCATCAGCGTTGTCTGTCCCCAACTGCAGCGGGGATGCCAAGTTCCCATATCCATCGTAAGGAAGTAGAAAGGTTGGGGGCTGTCCCCGCCAATAACTACAAGATGCAATGGGCAAGGTTGTTGACCTGGCCGCCTTTCGGGCGCGGCGAGCCAGGGTTGGGGGTGGGGTCAAATCACGTCCGCCGGATGATCTGGGGGACGACGAAATCCGGGTCAGATACCAGCCCGACGGCTCGTATCACGTTGCGATATCCGGGGTCTACGCTGAATCGCGGCCGCTGGCCGTGGAAGCCTTAGCCGACATCATTCAGCGGCTAGCTATTGCCGCGCGCTACGCGGCAGAGCCTGGCTAACCGCGCTCAGCGAAAGCTCACTTTTGCGGCGTCTGGATAACACTCGAAGACGAAAACAACTTTTTGTTGCATTACACGTTTTTGTTGTGTAAATTCCCCTCCATCAGCACTGCGCCAACAGACGGCGCCCCACCCGATGGAGAAGTCGATGACCCCGTCAGAAATCGTCAGCAGGATCCACCCGAACGAGCGGACCCGACTCCTGATCGCTCTTATTGCGATCGATAGCGAGGACCAGGGCATGGCGCCGGACGCGCGCCAGCTGATGCAGCTGGCCCGGTACACCGAGCTGCGCGACGGGATCGTGGCGCGGGCCAATGCCAGCCTGGAACGCGAGCAGGCGCAGGTAGCCAGTGCCCGTGCTGCAGTCGATCGCGCCATGTCCGCCCCGAGCAACGTCATCGTGAGCACCCGCCGCGACGGCGCCGCCGAAGTGCGTACGGTCCGAGGCACGGACGCCGCCACGGTGCAAGCCCGCGCCCGGGCACTGGTCGCCAACATCGACGCCTTCCGTAGCCCTTCCCTCAACGACCTTGGAATCGATGGTCAGGGCCGGCATGTGGTCGAAGTTCGTTGCCACGGACTGGACTGACGCCATGACCACCACCGTCTCGATTTCCCATCACGGCGCGGCGCTGCAGGTCTCCGGCACCTATCACCGCGGCTACGACGCCACTCTCGAAGAGCCTGGCCAGGACGAGCACTTCGAAGTCAGCACCATCACCGACGCCGGCGTCGACGTCATGCACCTGCAAGACGACGAAGCATTGGAAGAGATCGCCGGCCTGGCGCTGGAGGCGCACCACGACCTGCAGGCCTATGAGGCATGCGAAGCCGCAGACCGCCAGCGCGAGGAACGTCGGTTTGCCTTTGGGGTGATGGCATGACTTCCTCGCAGGCCGCAGAGCGCCAGGCCGCGCACGACAATCTCTCGCATGAGCTGCTGCGCGAACTGCGTTTCGCCCACAGCATCATCCTCACCGCGCTTTCCCTGATGACGAGCGACCAGAAGAACGACTGGGCGCGGCTCAACGCCGAGAAGGGTATCCCTGGCGAGGGCACGACTCGCTATCACGAACGCATCGCTGTAATCAGCCGCGCACAGGAGCAGGCATGAAGCGTCCCGACGATTTTCTGTGCGAGTTCGAGCGCCGGCACCCGTGGATGTTCGCCCTGCTGCTGACGCTCTTGATCGTCCTGTTCTACGTCGCCGCCGGCGACAGCGCCACCCTCTTCCACATGCCCGGAGCAACGACATGAAGCGCTTTCTGGTTGTCCTCGACAACGCCACCCAGTACATCGCCATCGCGGCTTGCAGCATCGACGTCGTGATCCAGGCGCTGGACCGCGGCGCCCGCAAGATCAAAGTCACCTCCATCTGATAGGCCCAGCACCATGGAAACCCAAGAGATTGAAGTCCTGGATGCGGCGGAAACCACTTCCGTCGCCGTCCTCAAGTACGACGGCATCGAAGCCGGCCTGGCCGAGTTGCGCGAAGCCAGCAAGGAGGCCTTCGACATTTCCAGCAAGGAAGGCAACAAGGCAGCTCGCGAGTTCGTGCAGCGCTGCGTCAGCACCCGCACCGCGGCGCAAGAGGCGTACACGAACTGGAATCAGCCGGTGATGGCGATCCAGAAGAAGGCCCGCGAGCAGCGCGACTACATCATCGAAGAGGTCAAGAAGGTGGAAGAGCCGGTCTACGACCAGCTCAAGGCCGAAGAGCGCCGCAAGGAAGAGGAACGCATCGCAAAGGCCAAGGCCGAAAGCGACCGCATCAAGGCGCACCAGGCGTGTCTGAACGCCATCGCCACCCTGCCGCTGGGCTTTCTGAGCGCATCCGTTGCGGACGTGGCGGCTGCCATCCGCGACCTCGAATCCCCCGAATACCTCGGCCAGCGCGACTGGGAGGAATACGCCGAGCAGGCAGCCGCTGCCGTCGACACCGCGCTGACCACCATGCGCGGCCACCTGGCAAACGCAAAGGCCCGCGAGGAACTGGCTACGCTGCGCGCCCAGCAGGAAGCGGAAGCCGCCGCGCGGCGCGCCGAGGAAGCCAAGGCCGAGGCCGAGCGCAAGCGCGTGGCCCGCATCAAGGAACGCATCCACGCGATCGAGACGGCGCCGTCGACCTGCATCGGTCTGGGCGTGAAGCAGATCCAGCAGCGCATTGAATCGCTGGCCGCCGAAGCCGCTGACGACTTTGACGAGTTCCAGGCCGAGGCCGGCGCCGCGATCGAAGCCGCGCTGGGTAACCTGAACACCATGCTGGCCGCCGCCCGCGATCAAGAGGAACTGGCCCAGCTGCGTGCCGACAAGGCCCGCCGCGAGCGCGAGGAAGCGGAAGCCGTCGCCCGCAAGGCACGCGAAGAGCAGGAAGCCAAGGCAGCCGCAGAGCGTGCCGAGCGCGAAGTTGAGGCGCGCCGCCAGGCCGAAGCCCGCGCCGCAGAGGAAAAGCGCCAGCGCGAGGAAGCCGAGGCCCGCCGCAAGCACCAGGAAGCGCTGGCTGCCGCCGAGAAGCGCGCGCGCGACGCCGCGCAGGTGCTGCTGTCCGCCCTCACCGGCATGCTGGCCATCGTAGACGATAGCGAAGGCGTTGCCGGCTACCACCGCAACGGCGAAGTTGCCGCATGGGGTGAGTTTGAAGAGGTGTCCGCAGCGCGCGACGCCGTTGCCCAAGCCACCGGAGCCGCAGCATGAGCGCACAGGAAAAGCCCACCGCAATGATGCGGAACGGCTTGCGGCACCGCTGGGGCGCCGATGAGCAGGAGTTCTTCGCCCTTGTCGACGCGACGGGCGGCTGGCCCGTCGGCTACCCGTATGTCGGCTTCGCGCACTCCGACTCCCGCGCCGCGGGCTTCACGATGCAGCCGATCCACCACGGGTGGTGGACGACGCTCTACAGCGCCGACGACTACTACCTCTGGAAGCTCAGCCCGGCCGCGCTCCAGCGCATTGCCGACGCAGTGCATGAACGGATCCGCGTGCCGCGCGTCGACGCCAAGGTGCTGACAATCAAGAACTGGCGCGGCCATACCGCCGCCATCGCTAAGGAAACCGGGAGCGCAGCATGACCCAGCAGGACCTTGCCCAAGTGGAAACGACCCTGACGCCGGCCGCCGCCGGCGGCATGGGCCCCATGTACACGGCGCTGGCCAAGGCGCAAGGCGCCTTCCAGCCGATCGAGAAAAACCGTAGCGTCACGATCGACATCAAGGACGAGCAGAAACGGAAGATCGGCTCCTACAACTTCCGGTATGCGGACCTGCAGGAGATCCGCGCCAAGACCACACCGGCCCTGTCTGAGAATGGCCTGTGCCTGTTCCAGCTGGTGACGGAAGAAGCCAATGGCACGGTGATCCGGACGGTGCTCGGCCACTCCACCGGCGCCGAGATCAATTCCGTCATGCGCGTCGTGCGCGACGACAAGAACATCAAGAACTTTGGAGCCGCCATTACCTACCTGCGCCGGTACATCGTGAGCGCCCTGCTGGGCGTGGCCGCAGACGATGACCTAGACGAGGACAGCGACCCGAACGCCGGCGCCGACACGCTGCCGCCGGCGGAAGAGCACGCCGGCATGCGCGACGCGACCAGCATTGGCGAACTGAGCAAGACCATGGGCGCCCTGAGCAAGGAGGAAAAGGCGAAGTATTCCGACTACTTCAACCAGCGCATGCAGGAACTGCGCGCGGCTACGCAGGAGGCAGCGTGATGGCGGACAGGAACAACGGCGAGCCGGCGTTTCCGTGCACCGAAGACAACGGCTGCAACAGCGGCGTACCGGGCATGATGATGCGCGACTACTTCGCGGCGAAGGCGATGGATCGGTTCATTGACCTGGTTCCTACTGAAATCTGGAACCAAGGCAACGGCCTGGGAGGGAAGACGGATTACGCATTGAAGGCCGCAAAGGCTGCCTACCGAATGGCCGACGCCATGCTGCGAGCCAGGGAGGCGGCGTAAATGGTCATCGTGGAATGCGCTCAGGGCAGCCCTTCCTGGCTACAAGCCCGCGCCGGCGTGAATACCGCCAGCACCTTCCGGATCGCCCGCTCGCGCAAGAGGGATGGCGTGCAGCGGACAGAGGAAGCGATGAACTTGGCTTTTGGCACCGCCATCGAACGGCTCAGTGGCTCGCCCCTGAATGAGGGGCATGAGACCTGGCAGATGCGCCGCGGCCACGAACTGGAGCCGGACGCGCGCATTGCGCACCAAGCCGACATCGGCGAGTACGTGCAGCCCGTCGGCATGGTGCTGTCGGACGATCGCCGTTTCGGCGCCAGCGCGGACGGCTGGATCGGGAAGGATGGCGGCGCCGAATACAAATGCCTGGTATCGCCCGCTGAACTGCGCGCAACCCTGATCGGCCACGACCTGGCCAAGTACATGGACCAAGTGCAGGGGAACCTGTGGCTGTCCGGCCGCGCTTGGTGGGACTTCTGCATCTACTGCCCGGCCATGAAGGAGGCCGTCGGCAAGGACTTCTTCCGCTGGCGCATCCAGCGGGACGAGGAATACATCGACGCCATGGTCGAAGACCTACTGGACTTCGACAAGCTGGTGCAAGACAACGTGGCCGAGCTGCGCAAGCTGGCCGCCTGACCACCACGGAGACTGAACATGTGGTTCCGCAATCTCACCCTCTACCGTCTGCCGGAGTTCAACCTGAGCGCCGAGGAACTGGCCCAGGCCTTGGAACAGCACGCCTACACGCCGTGCACGAATCTGGAAATGTCCTCGCAAGGCTGGGCCGCGCCGCGCGACGGCGGCAGCCTGGTGCACGCTGTCAATGGCCAAATGCTGATCACCCTGTGTGTCGAGAAGAAGCTGTTGCCGGCGGCCGTGGTCAAGGAAGCCACGCAGGCGCGCGCCGCGGAGGCGGAAGAGCAGCAAGGCTTCAAGCCCGGCCGCAAGCAGATGCGGGAGATCAAGGACGCCGTGACGGACGAACTGCTGCCCAAGGCGTTCAGCATCCGGACCAAGATCGCGGCATGGATCGACCCGGCCAACGGCTGGCTGGCGATCGACGCGCCCAGTAGCGCAAAGGCTGATGCCCTCATCGGCTACCTGTTCAAGTCCGTCGACAAGCTGGACTTGGTCGCGGTGCGCGTCAAGCATGCGCCGGTGGCCGCCATGACGGAATGGCTTGCCACGGATACCGCGCCGGCCGGATTCACGATCGACCAGGACGCTGAGCTTCGCGCCACCGGCGAGGGCCGCGCCACCGTGCGCTATGTGCAGCACACCCTGGAACCGGCGGACGTGTCCCGTCACATCGCCGCCGGCAAGCGCTGCACCCAACTGGCCATGACCTGGAACGATCGGGTCTCGTTCGTGCTGACCGACGGGCTGACGATCAAGCGCGTTGCCGCGCTGGATGTCATCAAGGAAACGGCCAGCGCCGTCGAGCAGACCGCCGACGAGGCCTTCGATGGCGACTTCCTGCTCATGGCCGGTGAGCTTGGCCGCATGCTGGCCGACCTGATGGACGCGCTGGGCGGCGAGCAGGCGCCCGAGGCGCCCAACGACCTGGTATCCGCCGCAGAGGACGCCGTGTCACCGGCGAGCGGGGAACCTGACCCGCTCTACCCTCAGGCAGTCGAGGTAGTGCAAAGGGCCAAGCGCGCCAGCATCTCGCTGGTCCAGCGGCACCTGCGGATCGGCTACAACCGAGCCGCGCGCCTGCTCGACCAAATGGAAGGCGGCGGTATCGTGTCAGCCATGGGTTCGGACGGCAGTCGCAGGGTTCTCGCGGGGGTACCAGCATGACGAAGAAGATCCGCCGGATGAAAAACGCTTGGACACGCAAGGAAGTGGCCACGCTTCGCGCAAACTGGCACAACGGCCTGCCCATTAAGCAATGGATGAACGAGCTGCCCGGCCGCTCGTACAGCGCCATCATGCAGCGCGCACACGAACTGGAGCTCGGCCCGCGCGGGCGCTGCTTCGCGGTGCCGCCGACTACGTGGACGCTAATCCAGCGCCTGCTGAGCGACGGCGTGGCACGGACTGTAAATGCCATCGCGGCTGCGGTCGGATGTTCTGGGCGCCACGTCTACACCACGCTGGAACGGTATCACGGCGCGGAAACGAGGATCGCCGGCTGGGCACCGCGCACTCGCAACGGAGGCGACAAGCCCGCAATGTGGGCACTGGGCTCCGGCCCGGACGCACGTAAGCCGCGGCCGCTCTCCCCAACGGAGGCGACACGGCGATACCGGAAGAAGCTGCGGAACGACCCGGATCGGATGATCGCGCGCGAAGGTAAAGACTGGCTTCGCCACGCCGAGCGGCACGGCAACCTCATCCGCCGCGATCAGGCTGCTTCCTGGCTCCCTACCACATCTAACCACGCGCCGACATGACCTGCACTGTTGCACTTTCCATCGTCGGCGCAGCTGGGGTGATCTTCGCCCTCGGCGGCTTCTATACGGTTCGTGTCCAAGCCAAGTGGATGGCGAGCTTTTACTCAGAACAGAACAAGGAATCAGGCAATGACCACGAAATATGAAAAGCTCGACGCTCTGGTGCTGGACCGCATCAGCAGTGGCCATACGCAATTCGCAACGATATTCGCCGTCGACGTCAAGGCGGAATGCGAGCGCATCGCCAGTGAAGAAGGCACGCGCCTCTCGCCCTACGGCGTCGACCCGTTCCGCATTTGCGACCGCCGCCTCCAGGCAATGCGTAGGGCCGGGAAGATCCGCTTCAACGGCAGCGGCAAGGACATGGGCTGGGAGAAGATCGGAGGCGCGGCATGAGCGCGAATCGCGAAAAGCAAGAAGATTCCGTGTGGCTTCGCGCCGGCGGCCTGGTGTACCGGCTGAAGCATGGCTTCAACTGCGACGAGATCAATGTGGCGATGGTCGACGGCAGCCGCGATGACCTGGTGCGCGAGCAGCGCGCCGAGTGGTTGCGCGCCGCGCTCGCGCAAGCTGGCAGGCAGGAGCCGGTGAATTTGCTTCAGGCGATCCATGATGAAATCGGCAGCGAGTTATTCGAAATGCAAAGCGCTGGAACGTGGCTCCGAGTTGCCGATGCTGTGCGAATAGTGGGAGCCACCCCTCCCGCAGCCCATAGTGAGCATGCGCGCCATATGGTGGCGGGCGCAGCGGATGGGGCGCTGACGGATCGGCAAATCAGAGACATTGCCGCGCGATTCCAATCGCATCCCAGCGATGACGATGGGTTCGTCTCGTTCTATTCGACAAACCTAGAACGATTCGCCCGCGCCCTACTCGCCGCCCAGCCCGCAGCGGATGCGCGCGAGGTGGTTGGCGTCGCCGACGATGTTGCTGATGGGGTAGCCGGCCACGTGATGGCCGAATTGGAAGACCGAAAAGGCGTTCTGGATGACGTAGACGCTGAAATGAAGCAGGAGATTAGGACTGCCATTGCGGAGATCGTACAGCGAGGATATGGCGGCCCGCTGCGCGCCGTCCGACCTTCCGCAGATATGGCCGATGCCTATGTCGGTGCCCGCGAGGATCTTGCGATCTGGAAGAAGCGCGCACTCGAAGCCGAGGATCTGAACCGCAAGTTCATGCGCGAGATCAACGGGCCGACGCACATGGGCGAGCCTGTCATTGCAGCAGAGCCAGCGCGCGCTGACCGGCAGGGTGTGGCGCTGTCGAGATACACGCCAGGAATTGCAGAGGATAAGGTTCGGGGCGGTCAGATTGCCGTCATGTACCAGAGGGCAGACGGCGACTACGTGAAACTGTCAGATGCCCGCGCATCGTCCTCGCGGGCGGAGGTGGAGCCTGTGGCATGGCAATACCGTTGGTGCGACAAGACGAACACGCCAGAGAACGGCGGCGGCTGGCAAGAGTGGAAACAGTGTGATCAGGCCAAATTTGAGGAAATCAACGGCTACATTCGCATGGGCTACGCCTATGAAACGCGAGAGCTGCTCGCCGCTACTGAGGCGCCCAATGCAGAGAAGGGGGAGTGATGCGTGACGTTGCCCTGTTCCTGTACGACCTGACCGGCAACATGGCCAAACCGTGGATCGAGGCGGGCTATACCGCCGTCATCGTTGACATGCAGCACAAGCCTGGCATCCACGAAGATGGCCGGCTGATCCGCGTTGGCGCAGACATCCGCAACGGCTGGATGCCGCCTCGGCATCTGGTCGAGCGCATGGCATTTGCTGCGGCCTTCCCCCCGTGCGACCACCTTGCAGTCTCTGGCGCGCGCTGGTTCAAGGGCAAGGGCCTGCGAAAGCTGGCTCTGTCGGTCGATCTGTTCGCCACCGCGGCGGAGCTGTGCGAGTGGCTGGAGGTTCCGTACCTGATCGAGAACCCGGTCAGCACGATGGCGACCTACTGGCGCCCGGCTGACTACACCTTCCATCCGCACCATTTCACGCTGCTGGAGCCGGAAGACAACTACACGAAGAAGACATGCCTGTGGGTTGGCGGCGGCTTCGTGATGCCCAAGTCGTGCCAGGACTTCACGATCGGCGCACCAGATGATCGCATCCACAAAGCCCCCCCCGGGCCGGATCGTGCCAACTACCGCAGCGCCACGCCGATGGGCTTCGCCCGCGCCGTGTTTGAGGCCAACCGACAAGACCGACTGGAGATCGCCGCATGACCACCCCCGCCACTACCCCAGCAGATGGGCTGGATGCCACGCTGCCATTCGAGCAGGCGTTGGCCGAGTTGATCGGCAAGATTGATAGCAGCTTGGACTCCGGCGACATCCTATCTGACGCCCGGCGAGCATCTGCCGCCCTAGACAGCATTATGCGCGGAGGCGACCTAGTCGCCAACGCTTACGATTATTTCCGCGACAGCGAGCAGTGGTACCTGCATTCGATTGACTTCCGAATCGGCTGGAATGCTTGCCTCGACGCCATCGAAAGCGCGCGCCGCGCCACCCCCTCACCGGGGAAGGCGCCGGAGCGAACGAAGCTTGACGATGACTTGCTCGCAACGATTCGCGAGGCAGCAAAGACGCGTGCAGAAGGCGCTATCACGCAGGATGGCCGAGCCGTATTCATCAACTACGGCGACAGCGAACAGCAGATGCTGGACGCGGCTGAGATGGATTGCCCGCACTGCGGCGGTAGCGGGCACAAGGACGACACCTCACCGGGGAAGGCGGAGGCAGAGCGGTGGCAGCCGATTGAGACGGCGCCGAATAACATACCTGTGCTCGTCGCTGTCGAATTTGACGGACCTAATGACTGGCGAATCAAGGTTGGGGCGCTCCAACAAGGGCATTGGCGAATCTTCGGAGGAAGCTGGACGCCGTCGCACTGGATGCCACTGCCAGCCGCACCGGCCGCAATCCAGCAGGAGAGCAACCATGACTGAGACGAGCTTCGCATTCCTGACCCGAATCATAGTGCGATTCCTGCCAGAGAGGTGGCTGATCTCATGGAGCAGATGGAGCCCAAGCGACGGTGAGCCGATGAACTTGGAGGCTTGTGAACTGTGCCGTCGCTGGTTCAGCCCGGAGCGGGACAAGCAGTGATGCAAGACGCAGTAGCACGTATCATCGAAACGAGCCGGAGATACTGGGGCACGACCATGGAATCCCTGACCCTGACGAAAGAAGAAATCATCGAGGCCACCGGCTACAAGCGCGGGGCCGATCAGCTGGCCGCGCTGCTGAAGGCTGGCATCCCGGCTGACAGGCGCCCGGACGGCAGCGTGCGCGTGTGGCGTCACCACATGACCGGCATCGCAGCGCCGAAGCAGAAAGCGCCGCGGCGCGCGCCTGAGTTGGCATCCGACAGGAAGGCGGCATGATCGGACGACGGAAGAAGGCGTCGCCCCTGCCCTCTCGCGTCTACGAGAAGAACGGCGCCTGGTACTTTGTGGACATCAAGCGCAAGTGGCACAAGCTATGCCGCGTGAGCGACGGCTTGACGCGCCTCTACACAGAACTCGCCGCGATCAACCGGGATCGGGAGACGCGCGACGAAGAAATGATGTCCAGCCTGGTGGACGCGTGGCTGCTGACAAAGCTGCGCACCTACGCGCCCACCACGCAGGAAAACTATCGAGCGATGGCGCTGAACATCAAGGCCGAGTTCATCGAGTACCGCGTCGATGAAGTTCAGCCCAAGACTGTGGCCAGGTTCCTGGATGCAAACTACGCGGACAAGCCGAGCCTCAGCAACAAGTACCGCGCGCTGCTGTCGGTCATCATGGCCCACGGCATCCGCAAGGGCCTGCGCAATGACAACCCCGTTCGGGAGGTGCGCGGCGCCAGCGAGAAGAAACGCGACCGATACATTACAGACGGCGAATTGGCAGCCATCAAGGAAGCGGCCCGCTTTGACGACCGAGATCCGCCGCGCCCTCTCCCGTCGGCCCGCGCGTTCAGTGCCCTGATCGACTTGGCATACCTCACCGCTCAGCGCATTGGCGACCTGCTGGCGCTGAACTGGGCCGATGTCTCGGATGAAGGCATATCCTTTAGGCCGGCGAAGACCGTGAACAGCTCCGGCGTCCGGCTCCTGATCGCCATGAATCCCGATCTGCGCGACACACTCGACGCGGCCAAAGGCGGCAAGGTGGTGTCCATCGGCCCGGTCATCAGCCTGGCCGGCGGCAGCCGCATGACCTACAAGAGCGCGAACAAGATCTGGACGCGGGCCTGCGAACGGGCCCGCCGGCAGTACGAGAAGGAGTGCGCGAAAGCCGGGGTCGCGCCCGACCCGCGGTGGCTCATGGACATGCATTTCCATGACCTGCGAGCCAAGGCGCTGACCGACAAGACCCGCGCGGAAGGGGCGGCTGCCGCACAAGCTTTGGCGGGTCATACCACCGCGGCGATGACGGCACACTATACTAAAGCGCGCGAGGTTGAGACGGTGACTCCACTCACCTTGAAGCGTTCAAGTTAG